ATGTCCCCGAAACCGGCACCGATAATGCCTTCATTCAGGGTGGGATAACCCTTTTCCCAAGGTGTGTAGTAGAGCACCCGGCCAAAGGACTCGGCCAGCCGGCGAGCGAGCGGCAAAAAAAAGCCGTGGTCGAAAACTAGGCAAGTTTTGCTAGAAAAATCTTCACTCACGGCAGGGCGTTAAGTTCGGCTTCGTACTCCTGCCAGTTCACGTCCAAGGCGTCGGCCATCTGGCGTTCGATATTGGTGGCGCGAAAATGTTGCAGGCGGTAGGGCGCGTCTTGGTGATCGCCCGGCTCGCTGTCATCGTCACGATCACGGTTGGCTTCATACGTTTTGTCGAAGTCATCCACGGCTTTCTGCGTGACACCGTCATGTTCACACAGGACGGCCTCATAAAGTTCGTGGACGGCTACCAACATTTCATGCCGCCAGTCCGACAATTTTGAAACGTGGATTTCCAAATCCTGGCCATTGAAAAACCAGTCCCCAACGGTGGGATAACGTTGGTCGGCGTGCGGAATGATTTTGATGGTGATGTTCACGGCAGGACGTGTTTTTTGATTTTGGGCGGGCGTTTGGCCTTGGCTAGTTGCACTTCGGCATTGCGGATCAGAGGCGGCACGGGCTGGGTCGAGCGGAATACGGGCGGGTGTTTGGCCAAGGCGCGCTTTTCCGTGGCATCATGGGGCATGGAGGCGAGCGACTGGTTCACCTGCCGGTCAATCTCGGCTTCGGTGCGCGCGGCATCAATTTGTTGAGGCGTCAGTTCCATACTCGAACATTTGTTTCATGCGGTCGGCGGCAAGTTCCTGCAAATGCTTTTGGGCGTCCTGCTGCATTTGTTGCTCGAATTGAATCTGCCGCTGGGCGGTACGCTGGGCGTGTGACTCGCGTGTGTTTTGCGCCTTGGTCTGTGCCAGCAACATTTGGGATTGGACCTTGGCGGCGGTTTCCGGGTCGAGTCCGCCACCATTCTGGCCTTTTTGTTTTTGGGCAGCTTGAGCGGCGCGTTGCGCCATTGCTTTGACCTGATTCATCAGCTTGGCCAGGGCATCGGTGTATTTCTTGACCTTTTCCTTGACGGTATGATCCGGGGGGACGCCTTTGACGTGCTGCGGCTTTTCATCTTCGGCCATGAGGTCAATGTGATTGCGAATGCCGTTGCCGGGCACGGGCTGGCCTTGGATGGACTGGCCGGCCAGATTTTGCAGGCCGGTCATTTCGTCGGGTGTGATAGGAGTCCCGCGTTTGCCGATTTGCTGGACCTTGATGGTGAGCGCCAGCAACAGGGCTTCAATGTACTCGGAATGATTGACGCCTTCCTTGAGGGCCACGGGCAAGCCTTGCAACATGACGCCGGCAGCGAGTTGCGCGTCGTGGATGGAATCGCTGACAACGGGTTCTTCGGGAACGGACTGCCGTGCCAGTTCGTAATCATCGGTGAGGGAGGCGAGGCCGGCGCGCAGAAAATGGCGTTGGGCGGACGGATCGAGTTTGTTGTAATACAACAACATGATTTTGTCCATGATGGCCGTTTGCAGCATTTTGTTGCCGGACCCCATGACGCGCACGGGTTGCACGTTCCACCGTTCGATGTTCAAAGCTTCTTCGGGCACGCCGGCCCGCAAGACTGCCAGCCGGAATTTACGCACGTCGGCATCGCGGCTGTTGGGAATGCAAAAGCGGCGGCAGATTTCGTCGTACTGGAATTTCTGATAGTTGTAAGCCTGGTTCAGCATCCCGTTGACCAGGGCGGCGCTGGTGTTGATCTTGGCCATTGTGCGGGTGGCGGTTTCTTCCGGGCCGTTCTCCATGTCGAAGTCCTGGGTGAAAGATGCGGAGTTGTCAGCCATGATTTGCCGGTTCTTGGTCAGGGCCATTTGCACGAGTTCACCATCCACTTCCCAGCGTTCGTCGCGTTTCACAAATTGCAGTCCATCGGGCAGGGCTTTCTTGTCGGTCAGGTCCACCTTCCAGGCGCGTTCGGCATCGGCGGGATTGGTGATGCGAAAATACTGCATCAAGCCTTCAAAGGTGGACTCGTCGAACTTGCAGTTGAGGCGGTTTTGCAGGTGGCAGATTGAATAGAGCAAAAATCCCAGGGACCGGACACTATGATAACGGAATGGAGCCACACAGGAACAATCGGCGAACTGAAAATGGATGGTCTGGTTTAGCTTGTCGCAATAAACCGGGTTGGCGCGTTGTTCTGAATCATAGAGAAATTCCGATTTGTCGAAATTCCACTGGCCATACTTGCCGGGCTTTTTACTGCCGCGCGTGTCAATGAGCGCACCGCCTAGTCCACCCACGCCTGGCTCGCCCCAGGCATCGAGGATGATTTTTTTACGCCAGCCGGATTTCTTGCCGTCATCGTTCCAATATAAAAACTCAAAACAATCCACGGTCGGAATGGCATCGGACGAATACAGGCCACCGTCCTGTTTGATACGTTCCTCCATTTTTTCAGGGGACCAAGTTTCCGGCCACGAGGCGGACAAAAGTTGTTTGGCTTGGGCGTCCACCCATTTCACCGCCTTTTCGACCACGGGCACATTCCAGCCGGGGTCCACCTGCGGGCGGTGCGTCATTTCCCAAAGCTCGCGCCCGGTGTATTGGCGGAAGCGGGCAATGAACGGGAGATTTTTGAGGGACAAAAGGGTGTTGGACGGGACTAGAATATCTTCGACGCCGTCAGCTTCGGGACACCAACAATACGAGTCCGGCCAGCTAGACGGGGCGATGCCATGCAGGACCAGGAGCGCAAAGACACTGCGCCGGGCTTCCATGTAAGGCAAAGAACCCCGGATGATTTTGTTCACGCGCGATTGGATCAGGCCGGCCCATTCGCGGCGTTGCCAGGCCGGGCCGTAATCCAACTCGACGGTAAAGAGCGGGTCGGGAGTAATCAGGGCGTTGGACAGTTGGCGGCGGGCATTGTGGGAAATGTTGGAAAGGGACAGGTCGTTGTAGTTGACGGCAATCTTGTTGGCGGACACTTCGGCCTCATCGTAGGGGGGCCAGCCATTGGCAAGGTTGTTGATGCGTGCGCGGTTTTGAGCGCGCGGCCAATCGGCCAGCCGCATTTGCCAGACGACTTGCTCTACGGCTTGGGCATGGGTGAATTCCATCCCTTTAACGTTATCGGGGAACGGTTATACGTCAAGGGGGTGATAAACCGTGGGCAAAATCAGGCTTTTGGCTTATCCCACCGAAAACCGGCAAGGTGCTCGCCGTTCACAAAGTCAATGTCCGGCTTGAAGTCGTAACGCGGCAGGACAATTTTAAGCAGTGGGTTCCAAATTTCCCAAATACAGATGATGTCAAACTCGGTCTTGGCTTGGGCAATTAAGCGGCGGAACTGGCCGGTGCCGGGGTGACTGGTTCCAACAAACAGGATGTCCAAGCGGGGTTGTCTGACTTTGACCAAACCATCCACGCCGAGGGGCGAAATAAAGCGAAAGTAGCCGGTGCCGAGTAAGACGCCAACAGGGTCAGGCTTGATCTTGCCCAAGACTTTCAAATTTCGATGGAATGGAACGGCCAGTTATTTTTGAGCATGTACTGGTCGTCCTTTGGGAAGTCCCAATTCTGATCGGTACGGTCCTCGTGCATGGGATGAAACACCACACGGGCCGGGGTCAAGTCGTAACAGTGGTTGCCGAATTCAGCCATGAAAAAGTTGAGCATCCAATTGTCCCAGGTAATCCGGCCCAAACAAAAACCTTCGGGGATTTTTTCGGCGGCAGCTTTCCAAATGGTGGGGGTTGCAGCAAAGAAGTCCAAACCCAAATCCGTGAGCCGCGCGCCAACGGTGTCGCCATCGGGCGGCAGGGTGTAACGCCGGCTGACCGCGCATCCAGCGGGCCGGCTCCGCAAGGCATCTTCAACCCGGCGAAAGTTTTGCGGGATGATGATGTCGGCATTTACAATGCAGGACCAATCGTTCAACCCGCCACAAAATGCGGCCATTTTTTTAATGCTCGGTTTGCCGTTGGTGGGCAGGAAAGCGGTTTTGGCGGAACGCATTCGCGTGTCGGCGTTGTTGAAATAAAATATCCGGTCAAAAAGGCGGGTCCAGGAACGGTTGGCGACTTCCTGTTGTAGCCAGATGGTGTGAGTACAGCCTTCAAACGGGCGGAAAGAGGAAACAATAATCATAATTATCCCTTTTATCCCTTGCGCCGAAATTTCATGTAGAGCTTGGTGGTGTAAAGCACCATCAAAATAAATGTCCACCAAGACAAGCGGCTCGTAGCGCAGAGCCAGATTCCGAACGCGGTAGTAAAAGGGAAAAGAACGTTAATTTTGATTTCTTTCATGGTGGTGGAATGCTATCCATGTCATTTGGTTGGTCAAGCGTGTTTTATCACCCAAGCTGCCGGGCGGCGGTCCACTACGAAGGTAAGGCGGCGCTCGGCGCAAAAGCGGTCCACGGCACTTTTGACTTCTATGAAATTCGGCCAGTGGGTGTCGTTACCATAGTCATCAAATCCCATGACCCCGCCGATTTTTAATTTTGGCCACCAAGCATCGGCGTCTTGCAGGACATGGATATAATCGTGGTTGCCGTCAACGAACACCATGTCCAGCGAATCATCAGGCACGTCCAAGGCTCCATCCGTGGAGAATTTACGGATCAAAACCACCCGTTTATCTTCCTCGGCCAGCTTGCAACAATCGCGCCAGTATTGGTCAAAGTTAATGCCCTCGGTGCGTTCGCGGTACACCGTGGCCGGCTGGCTGGTCCACGGGTCCACCATGTAATACTTTTTGCCTTTCCATTTGGCCAGGACCTGGCGGGCGTAGCCACCAAAGGCACAGCCAATTTCAGCGGCAGCGCCAGTGAGATCGTGACGGTTCAGCCAGTCGCCGATTTCATCGCGGTATTCAATGTCAACCCAAAGCGGTTTGGTCATAAAATCAAATTACATTTTGCGCCGTTCCAAAAACTTCCTTCACCCATTCAGGGGAATAATCGCCCTTCCAAGTTGAATTACAACTCCACGCTGCCGCCTTATCGCCGTCTTTAAGACCGCACCGGGCGTAATTCCGGGCGTGCCGCTGCCGGGTGTATTCATAACCAAGGTAGCGGTAGTGCAACAGCTTCAAGCCGACATCAACGGGATTGGTGGGGGTGTTTTCAAGGCCGTGTTTGCCACGAATCCATTGCAATCGGACATCGGGCTGAAAAACAATCGGCTTGCTGTAAACCAGCGAATAAATGCCGTTGGGCGCAAGCTGCCAAATCTGGCTTGTCCCGTCATCTTTCGGCAGTCCTTCGTGCATCATCACATAACCCGTGGTGGCCAGAATTTTGCACCGGCTTTGCAGGGCTTCCGCCAGGATGAATTTAAGCGAGCGGTGATACACAAATTCGTCAATGTCCGGCCAGATTACCCACTCAAATTTTCCGGCAAAGGTCGGATAAGTCTCGTGCGCCAGTCGTAAAAAACTATCTTCGGAAATTCCATTGTCCTCGTCCCATTCATGCAGCTTCACCAGCGGATGCCCCGCCAGCAATTCCCGGCTGCCGTCGTTGCTCCGGTCATCCCACACATGGATTTCGTTTGCGATGGTTTCGTAGTGCCTTAAATAAAACGGAAGCATATCCCGTTCGTTGTAACACATGCTGCAAACAACAATTCTCATACCGTGGCGTCCGCTATCCATTCCTTGAGGCTGGTGGTGACTTCATGCCAAGGGCGTAATTCGGAGTAACTGTCGCAAATCCGGCAGGTGCAAAGCGGGTCCGGGCGGTTGATGAAAGCCAACAATGTTTCTTCCGTCAATTTTCCATCCAATGGCAGTCCGTCAGTGGTTTGCGGCAAGTCCATGAAGGAGTCGGGAAAAAACGCGGCTTGCGGACACAGGAAAAAATACCCGTCGTGGACTGTCCAGCAACGTTTTTTCCACGGGCAACTCTTGAACGACTTTACACCATCGTCCGGCTGGTGTTTGAACTGCTTGTAGAAGGCATCATATTCTCTGACGCCAAAGAAAAATCCGTGCTGACGGGCGCGTTCCTCGACCAGTTTGCGGGTGCTGGCTGTGAACTTTCCGGTATAAGCACTCACTACCAGCCGGTCCAACTTTGACCAGAAAGTTTCCGGCATACGTTCAAGTAAAGAACCGTTGGTTAAAACTTCCACCGTGGCGGCAATGCCACTTTCAATTATCACGTCCAGAAAATCGCAGATTTGAGGGTGCAACAGGGGTTCACCACCTAAAATGGAAAATACGTCCGCATGGAAGAATGGTTTCAGGGTTGCCAAATCTTTTGCCAATTGTTCTGGCTGCATAAAATAGGGCCGGGCGAACGGGGAAGCGTGGGAGCAAGACGCACAATGATTGATACAGTGGCGCGTGATGTTTGCTTCAAGGCTGATGGCGTGGATCATACCAATCCGAGTTGGGCCAGCATTTTAATGGGCACGATGTTTTTCTGTTCGCCGAGCACCCAAATGTCCTGGGGCTGGTCCAACGCGCCGTGGGACCAAAACTGTTGCAAGTGATTGTTCGGTGTGACCCGGTCGGAGAATTGTTCAACCGGATGGTAACGTTCCCGGAAGAATTGCATGGCCACGTTTCCCAAGGTAACGAATTCACAAAAGCCTTGGGGAAATTCATTGCGGCAGGACCGGATATAATCGGGCACGGATTGTCCGGTCTTTTTTTTCATATATGCACGGGCGACAGCGTAGAGGCCGCGATGATAAACTTCCGGGTGGCAGCGCATGGTTTCATAATGGACCGGAAAAGGCAGGCATTGGGCGGTGCATTCCTGCCAGCGCAAAACGCCCGGATGCCGGAAGCCGATGAAGTGAAAATTTTCAAAGCGCAAAATGGGTTTGCCATTTTTGATGTAGGTTTCCGGCGTGACCGGCTCGGTAAAAACACAGTCCGGGTCAATATGCGCGATGAAGTCGGCATTGGGACACCATTCGTCGGCGTGCATGATTTGATTTTCGTGCCAGACCATGCCGAGGCCGGGCCATTCATCGCCGCCAAGGGCAAAAATCGGCAAAGCTGAATTTGCGTTCACTTCGCTGAAAAGAACATGCAACCGTTGAAGGTCCGCCTTCGGCACCAAAATAGTGACAGCGGAAAATCCAGTAGCAAATTTGCGGATGGAGCGGAGGCAATAAACCAGCCAAGAAAAATCCTTGGCACAGGTACAGATGAAGATTTCGGTTTTCATGGTTGCGCGCGTTTTTTAGCGCGAAGTTGGTCTATGAGCGAGCCGTCTTTTGAACGGTGGAAGATAACGGCTTCGGGCGGTATCCATTGGTCCACGGCCAAGGTCGAGGCAAAGTGGGGGGGCGGTCCCTGGCTGGGATGCAACGCATCGTTGACCATGCCCCAGCGGTGACAAAACAGGCGGCTGCAATCGTGGACTTTGCCGACAATGTCAGCCGTCATTGACGTGTCCCAAGCCACGTCAACGGCGGACATGGCATGTGGGGACAGATTGGCGAAATCGGCTGGGTAAAGGGCGGTTCCATTCATGTGGCCCGCTTCGGGAATGACTGGTCCCATGACCGGCTGGCCGCAATTTTGATATTCCAAGGCGAGCGCGGGCAGCCAGTCGGGTTTGAGCGGGACGCAATCCGCCTCGAACCACAACCAGGGCCTGTGCAGAGCGGCTTGCATGTGCTGGGCACTGGCCCGGAAGGTGACGTTGCAGGCGTCGGGCCAGGTTTCGCGCACGGGGCGAGGATAGGTGAATTCATCCACGGTACGAAAGGCCCGGCGCGCGGCGGCGCGCAGGCGGTCGAGCCAGACCGGGCCAAGCGAAGGGTCATACGACAGCAGGCAATCGAATTGGTTTTGACCGTCTAGCTCAACCATCCAATTGAGGCACTTGAACAACAGGTCCGCGTCTTTGATGCACACGGGCAAAACCACCATGAGCGGCGGTGGTGTGGCGATGCCGGCCTTGGCGCGCAACAGTTCAATGAGTGTGCCGTCTTTGTTGCGGTGAAAGAGCACGGCTTGGGGGTCGAGCTTGTCCAGGGTAAAAGCATGACGCGGAGCGCCGGTTTTCGTGTCACGAAAAGTCGGCGGCAGGCCGGGCACACCCCAAAATTGCTGAATAAGCTTGGTAGGCTGGACGTAATCAATGGCAGTACGAGACAACTGAACGTCGAACGCCTCAACCACGTCACGATAGAAGGCAATGGCGGTGTTGGGATAAACGGCGATGCCGGTCATCATCACAGGCGGGACGCTGGGCAGATTTCCGGGATAACAGCCGGCCAGAATATCACTGACGGTGTCTTTGTAGGCGCAGTCCAAAGCATCAAGCCAGCCGGGTTTGAGCGGGACGGCGTCCGGTTCCAACCAAAACCAGCCGTCAATGTCATGCACCGAGCAATGTTTGGCAGCAGCGAGCCAGAGTGAATTGCTGCCGGGTATCCAGCCGGCCACGGGCTGGCCGTTGGTGATGAATTGTACGGTATCGAAACTTTCAGTGGCCAGCGCCACGGCGGTTTGGGCATGGTGCCAGGGTAAATCGGCGTCGGCAACAATCAGGGCCGCATGGCCGGGACAACCGCCAAGTTGTTTGATCCACCGGAGCAAGTTGAACAACAAAAAAGTGTCCCCGGCGAATACTGGAAAAACACAGAGCATTTTATTTCAGAATCCAGCAGCGGGGATCGAGCGCGGCTTGGGATTTTGGGGTCAGGTGCTTTTTGATGTTGGTCAAAGGGACATGGACTTTAAGTTTGAGCGGGCACAGGCAGGCTTCGCAAATACCGAGTTTGTCGTCGGACGGCGTTTTCAATTCCGATTTTTGAGCGGATTCAATCCGTTTGCGGATTGTTTCACTGGCGAACACGGTAAACCAGCGGGTCAGATCGCCCAAGCCGTTTTGTGGGCACGCGGCGCAGATGATTGCACGGCGGTTGGCTTCCGCTGCCAGCACGGTCGGACAGCCTTCGTCCTGCCATTCATCCAACAGCACCGCTCCGGCAGTTAGCTGGCGGATTTTATCGCCCACAGCAATGAGTGGCTTTAACAGGGTCGCTTTTTTTGTTTCCTGAATTTGGACCGGCCCTCCTTTCCCGATGATATAAGCATCCGCGCCGGGAATCCCCATCATGCGGAGTGCGTTTTGTTGGTCTATGAAATTTTCGATGGTGACGGGGTCGGTGGGCAATCCCAAGTTCGGGTTGCTGGTGGCGATGCCGTGAAACCAAGTGACGGCTTCGGCGAAAGACCAGAACGGTTTGGTTTGATTGATTTTAGCGATGGTGACTTGAAAGCCACCGGGCGGACATTCCCGCCGTGATTTTAAGCGAACAGCCATGCAACGAACGTTGCACGGGTGATGGTGAGATTCAAGTTTTGGGCGGCAACTTAAAGAGAAAATGGTCCACGCCCTTCTTGGGCGATATTTGATGACTGGCAAGGGTATGCGGGTCTGGTTTGGCAAACTTTTCAATAAGTGACACGACACGCTGCCGGAAAGTCCGGCGAGAAAAAATCCCAAAAAAGGATGGTTGTACGGAAAAACTCAAATGTAAGGCACGGTCTTGGTCGTCGAAATCAACGCTCGCAATCATGCGGATGCCATCGCCGAAATCAAAGACGTGCTTGCGCAATAAACCGGGACGGGATTCAGGATGCTTGACTATTTCCCTTACATCATAATCCGGTGTGAGCGCGGCAGGGAAACGGGCCATGAGTTGCGCTTCGGTTTCAGGTTCAAACGGGAGCATATCAATTCTGTTTTGGCGGGGTTGGGAGAATGGCGGTGCCATCGGTCAAGAAATAACTGCCACTTTTGCCGCCACAGTTTTGAACGGTCACTTCAACATTCGGGTCGGCGACTTGCGCGGTTTTGACATCGGCAGCGCAACAGTTGGCGCAAATGAATTCGATTTCGGGCCGGGCGCGTTTTATTTCCCGCTGTTTTGGGCCAAGCCATGTTGGTTGAGCGCAACGGTCGCACGGTGCAAGGATGGCACCCAAGGAAGGCACATATTTTAAGACGCCAGCTTTGCGCAGGCTTTCCTCATTGACGGGCATTCCGACCAGCATAGGAAGGGGGTCGTCCATGTCAGGGAGCAACGGCAACTTTAACGATGGGGCGGTCGCATTTTTTACAGATGATAAAGAGAACGCCATATTTATAGAAAACGGAAACGCCGGCTGCCGAATGACAGCGGGATTTAAGGTGTATTTCCGTTAGCGGCTTTCCGGCACATTCAGGGCCGTGACATTGACAGCCGGCGAGCAATGCTTCGTCCAATTCTTTCCGGGTTAGTGGACGCTTCAAACCAAAAGAGGCCACCGGCACGTTGTTATCATCCACGCCGTAAACTTCTTTCTGCCGGGTCGGATCACAGGGCTTGGCCATGCGTGTGCTCTGGACCGGGCTGGCATTGAATTCCGTGCGGCAGACACCGCACAGGACGTTGCGGGCGATGCCACCGCGCGGCCCATACAAAATCATGGCCGCGCCACAGTCGGGACAAATACCGGACAGAAGTTTTTCCTGGTCGGTACGGTTAAGGATTTGATTCAGCATAAACCGGGCATTTTCAGTTTGGATGTTTCCTCAGTACGCCGGCTGGCGCTGGGGATGTCGAGGCCCAGCAATTTCTCGGCGAGCAAGATGGCCAAGTGGTCAAGTATGACTTTGCCATTTAGCGAAACAGGAACGCCCGTGGCATACGCGATGCCGGGCATGAAGTTGGTATATTTTTGATGTTTGCGCGCGGGTAAATCGCAGTCTGCCGGTTTTTTCAAGGCGAACCAAGTGCGGCAACCGAAGGGCCGGCGTTCGTAAACGGAACAAAGCCCAAGTCCTCCGTTGAGCAAAACACACGGGACATTGAGCCGGCGATAGGCAATGGCATCGGGCATTTTCTGATTCAGCAATGACGCGGTTTGTTCCAACCAAGCGGGAAGTTTGACTTTTAGTTCGGCAATTTGTTCGGGGCGCAGTATTTCAATGATGTGCTGCACTTCGGCTTGAGTGGCATAGACGGGTTCGGAACAACAAGCAAAACACCCGGCCACGCAACACGGCTTCATCGCAGGATACTTGACGAAACACCGGGCAACGTATTTGTCGGCGGCAGTATTTTGAGCGGCGACTTGGTTCATGGGGATATTTTGGTGTGCATCCAAAAAGGTTTTTCCTTTGCAACCATCGCCATTGCCTTTTCAAAATCACCTTTGAAAATCAGAGGGTAGATTTGGGGCGGGGTGGCGAGGAAAACTAAACCCGTGATGCCGGAAGCCGCGTTGGTGAATTCGGCCATTTTCTTTTCAATCAATGCCTCATCGCCAGAGAGTTTGCCGCAAGACCAGGATTTGCGGTCGTCACTTTCCCAAGCTTTGCCGCTGTCGTCGGCATAACAGCGGAAACGACAAATGACGTACCATTCGGTCGGGTTGGTTTCGTAGCGCCAACATTGGGCGGTGATGTTGCCACCGTGGGGCCAGTCCCGGCCTTGCGGCACTTTGATAAACCACATGCCCAAATAGTAGCGGCCTTCGACGAACACAAAACAAGGTGTGTTCCACGGAAGGTTGCGTGCGTCTTTGACTTGTCTGGCTTCGGCTTCGGTCATGGCAATTAAGCGCGGGCTTGTGCAGCCGGGACACCATTGGCCGGGACGTGGATTTTCATGGAAACAATGTCGCGCATCTTTTGCAGGGCAGCTTCGACGTTGTTATCAACAGTAGAAATGCGGCTGTGCGGCCAAGTCTGCATAGCAGCTTTCCAAGACACGCCGCCAATGGCGTTCTTCATAAAAACGACATAGTCGCAACTCATCGGTATGGCGGTTCCCTTATGCGCAATTTCCACACCCCGAAGTTCAACCGGGATTTTGTTCCGTTCCACTTGTTCTTGGAGTTGCGAAAACACCTTCAATTCGACATGACAAAACGCTACACGCGGCTTGCGCGGCGTTTCCGGGGGCTTGGGGGTAAGCAAACTGACGGACGGGGCGGCGGTGCGGGCCGTGGCGGGGTGTTGTTCATTGCCGTTGGCGAACCGCATTTTGTCAACCACTTCACCGAACCGTTTGGTCAACAAGGCCATGAGCGTTGGTGTGTCCAGCCGATTAGATATTTCCACCAAGTCAACAGGCTTTTCGACCGGGATTTCAAAAATTTGAGGCGGCGGTGGTTCGGCTTGTGAAGATTTGGCATAGAGTGCGACGATTCTTTCTTTCAGCAAGGGCACCAGATTGACCGTGGCCAGCGGGCGACGCTGATCGGGGATTAAACATTCTTCCTGAGCTTTGTCCATCAGCACGCCGCAAGGAGCAAACGGATTGTGGCTGCGGAGCCGGACAAATGCGATGGCTAAACTTTCGATTTGATCTTCGCCCCAATGTACTCTTTTCATAGTGGTATTTTTAGTGGTGGTTTTAGTTTAAGGAATTGGCGGACGACTTAATGCCGCCAAGGATTGGTAATAAAAGGTGTGCAGAAAACCGAGCGGGAACTTTCTCATTTGCCATGCCCACAGCATTCGTCCTGAACGGCCATTGCAGTCGGTAAAGGGGTGTAATAGTTCGTAGGCAATGTGAGTGGCAAAAGCTGAATCCTCAACGCTTTCACAAATAACAAAGGGCCGTTCCGCGCGGGCAAGCAAGCCGGCAAGCTGTTCGCGGATCATGGGTCCGCCACGCGCGGCAATCCGTCCACCGATGGCAACGTCCAAGCCAACCTTGTCACGGAGCCGGGCGTCGGGCTGGTAGATTTTGACGAACCGTGTCATGTCTTGCACGGTGATTTTGTCCAGTTCCATGAATTGGTAAAACTCGGAAACTTCGGCCTTGTTGGGGGGGCGTAAGATGCCTTCGATTCTGTTGCTCTCGTTGATGAAGGTTTTGGCGTCCATATTTTAATTTTTTCTTTGAATGTCAAAAGTTGCGCCGACAGTGTCAAGTAGGGCGCGGGTGGTCAGGTTGGCTTGTTCGATTGCGTAAATAAACGGCAAGGCATCGCTCATGGTTTTGAATCCTGTCTTTTTGGTTTCGTAGGTCAGTACGGTGCTGCCACAAATACCGCACCAAGGGTTCAGCCCGATTTGTTTGGCGACTTCTTTCAATCCGGCAATGGCGTCTGATTCGGTCCTGTCCGCCATGTCAAAAGCCGCCGCCAAGACAGCGTGGCGGGCCGGGCACAAAAGTTGGACAAGACAAATCATGTGGGGAATAAAAAGAAGCAGTCAGGTGCGAGGGGCAGGTACTTGAATGGGTATGTCAATCGCCTGCCATTGGAATGAGCGGCACTCGCGGGACTGACTGCTTCCAAGACGTTCATGGGTTCAAACAAATTTGATGGTGCGAAGATTGAAGCCGCAACCGGGATAAAAATTCTTTGGGGTTATGGCGGAAACATCCGTGCCACAGGCAGGACAAAAATTGAGGGCCGTAGTCTGCGTGGTATCGGCGGCGCGTTTAGTGGGCCACCGTTTTAATAAGGCGTTGCGCGCGATTTTGGAACGCTCTTTTTTGGAAAGCAGTTTTTTCCCGGCTTTGCGCTGTTTTTGGGCAGGCAGTTTTTTCAATTCCGGGTGCGGGCCAGGTTGGGCCTTGCGCCATTCCTTGAACTTGTGAGTTAGTTGCGTGGGGAAGGAATTGGAAAATTTGTCGTAGCGCCGGTCACTCGGTAAAACCATTTGGGCTTGCGTCCAACATTTTACCATTGGGCCTTCCCAGCCGGTGCGGAGGATGCGAAGTGCCTCGATAAAGACTTGTTCCAATTCCGATTCCGTCCAATGTTTTCCTGTTTTCATGTGATGAGTTTAGTTTTGGTTAGTGAGAAAGCAGCCCGACAAATCTGCCGGTTTTTATGAAAACTGCGAACCTGCGTCTCATGGAGACAGACATTAGGGAATCATGGTGGTGAGCGTCAAGCACTATTTTTGCCCATAAAAACAAGGCGGGCAGGCCGTTTCCAGCCTGCCCGCTTGGGGACTTGGGGTTTTCTCAGGGGTAATAACGCCGGACGCGGTAAAATGCTTGATTAAACGGGCCGTCAAAATCCGTGAATTGGTTTACGGTGCCAACCGCAATTCCCGGCTGATTAGTCCGTAGGGGTTGCCAAGTCATCCAGTTGGTGGTCCGTTCGATAATGACGGGATACACAGGGGCAAAGCTGTATTGGCCACTGTCGTTGGTTGAACTTTTGTTGGTGAAACACCAAGTCATCAACTGGCCGTCTATGCTTACGGTATAGACGCCTTGAGTGCCGTTATCCGAGATTATGTTCAGCGCAAAGCCAGCGGTCGGATCGTCCACGGTGGGATTAAATTGTCCACTTGTCGCCCACGCCTCATTTGTGTTGTCCATGCCATACAGAAAGGCAAAACAGGCAGGGGAAGTTTCATCTGCGGGTGACGCTTGGACAGGTTCGGATACAAGCGGCATGAAATCATACGCGCACATGCCCATCGCCACAGTGTACCACACCATTGCTTGGGAAACGGGGTCCATTTCCTGGGTGGTTAATTCCACGCCAACAGTGCCGTCGTATTTGGCAGTGTCCTCTGAAATCTTGGGGTGCAAGACTGAGCAAATGAAATAGCCGGCTATGCAGAAGGTGACGATGATTACCACGGCACCTACCAGTCCACCGCCTGCTTTGGCGAGAAATGGAATTGCCGAAATTAACACAGTGATTTTTTTTCCAGTTTTTTTCATGGTCGTTTACTTGTTGAAACCGGGCAGGGAAAGAAATTGGCCGGTTCGGTTGAAGTTGATGATTTGGCAGGTGATGATTGCCGCTACGCTTACGGACAGGGCAATCCAGTAGCCGGTGCGATGCCAGTCAAAAAAGAAGCCAATCGTCCGGTGTTGATTGAAAAAGGCTTCACATTTTTCATCCGCCCGCCGAATAATTTTCAGTATCATAATTTTTCCTTTCATTGGTTGGAACGGGGCTGTCAGGTGTTGACTTAATTTAAGTCCTCATGGTGGTGAGTGTCAAAGTATTTTTTAAGGAAAATGGCATCTGTTTTAATTTCATACATTCATGTCTAAATGCTAGTCAATGGTATGCCCGTCCGGGCCGATTTCGTAGCTTTTGGCGGGCGCGTCGGTTCGGTCAACCAGCACCGAGAAATTTCTTTTTTTCAGGACTTTGGCCAAGTCCACTGCCATCATTTTGGCGCGCAGATAAGCTTCCTGCCGGGTGCCGTTAAAGGGGTCGGACTCTGATCCTTTTATCAGTTTGCCGGCAATTTTGAGTGTAAATGTAAAGGTCACGACTGATTGTTGGTGAAAAGACGCCGGGGCTACCAACCCCGGCGCGCACGGCCAACCTATGCTTTGCGCCGTGCTATTCACCACCAGCAGCAGTTTAAGGCCGGCAGGCCGGGTTTGTCAAACGGTAAAATCGGGCTTTGACACCACCACCATGAGTGGGCTAATATCGTGCCAAGTTATGAGCGAGCCTACCTTTACCGTTGCGGCGGATGGGAAGTCCATCACCTGCCACAAGTGCGGCAAAACCAGCCACAACGCGAATGACGTGGTGTTTCATTATTGCGGGCGGTGCAACTTCTGGCATGACGGGCCGGATTTGTTAAATCCCGGCACGGAAATGGCTTTTATTCAATGCTCGGAAGCAGTTGCCAGACTGATAAGGCGCGTCATGCCCGACGCGGAATTTTTTCTAACCACGTTTCAAAAGCCGGAAGGCGGAATCGAGGGGGTTCATAAATTCGGCGTTTCGGTTATGACCAATTTGAAGCAAGACGAATTGTTGAAACTGTTGAAGGGGATTATTGAACATGCCGAAGCCGGCGACTCGTCCGGGGTAATCGTCAGAACCGAATAATTTTGTGCGGGTTTGATGGAACATTCCGCACAGGCTGGCTCGTCCGCGAGTGCATTACCAACTTATGCACGACACGCGGGCGGGCCGGCCCTTCATTCTCGGTTCGGGTGCTGCTAGTCACACCCCGGACTGGCTGGCACGGTCAAGGTGCCAAGGCCGGGTCAGTCTTAGGAAAGCTGGCCCGGCTGAATTTGTCCGGTTCAGTCACTCCCCGGACTGTCTGCGCCTTGTGGCGCGGCAAAAAAAGCGCGCGGTTGCCCTTAGCTGCCGCGCGCTTTGAATTTTCCGCTACCAGTTTAATCCGGCAAGCGTGTGTAACCGGGTGGGGTGAAGTGATCCACGATTGTTTTCATAGCCCGAAGTGTTCCTTTTACCGTGGATTTTTTGGGCGGTCTGCCGCCCTTCTTGGCGTTTTCCCGCGCGGCTTTGATTTTGGCCGGGCTGGTGGATTTGCCGCCCGTCTGTCCGCCGAGCTTGCCCGCTTGGGCACACGTCATTTTTTTAGGTATGGGTTTCATCGGAAATAAAGGTGTCAAGGAAGGTGTCAATTTGGTCTTGGGTTATCACCGCGCCATTGTGCGGTGCCGTAGCTATAAATTGCCGCTTGAAGTTCTGATAGAACTGCAAGGCCAGTGTGGGCAAAATGTCACAGTGCCCGAAATAATCCGCCAGCATAGCCAGCGCCAATTGAGCCGGCCCGCTGCCATCATAACCCCATTCAAACCCGTCGGGCGAATGCTTGAAAAGTTTCCAGCTTTGGTCGGGATCAAGCGGCCAAGTCTGGCGCGTGGCCGCGTTCTGAACCGTAACGATTGGCTCGTCCTGCGGCCCGCGTGAGAGGATGTAACGGAAGGTTTTCATAAATTAGCATGAATGGCGTGTGCGGTTTGTGCTTCTTTCCGGGTCATCTGGCCACTTCTGATAAGTGACCATTTGTGGCAACTGCATTCCAATTGCGCGTCGTGTAAGCTGTGAATAATCAGCCGGTGTTTTGGTTCCAAGTCAGCCAGCAACATTTCCAGCAAGGTTTCCGCCGTGGCCGGGTTGCCGATGTGGGCTTCGTCCAGTGCCTTGTTTACCTGCCGGCGCGTCTCGGCGTCCATGTTCAAGGCCAGTGCCCGGTTGAGCGTGTCCACGGCTCGACATGGCTCGCCGTGTTCAAGGTGTTCAGTGGCCCGTTTGAGCAACGCGGCCAACTTTGGATTGGTGATTTTATAGGGCGGGAACTTGCCGCGCTTGTTGGCGTAGAGCGTGACTATATCACAAAAAACGCCTAGAAACATTCCGTTTCCGAGCTTGAAAAAGCCCGGAACCGTGGAGCTATAACTTTTACGGTGTGGGAAATTGCGGTCAATGAATTCGTCCCGTTGTTCGGTGCCGGCAAATTCCAGCTTTTCGGTTTTGATTTGTTGTGCTGTTTTCATGGTCTGGTTTTTAATGGGTTAAAGGTCGGACAGTCTGACCACGTTGCGGCTCATCGGTTCGGGTGCGCCCCAAATGGCCGCATCGTAACCCGGTAGAACTGATATTGAACGACTGCGCAGTGCAGCAATAAAACTCAACGCCTCGCTGGTTTCCCATCCATCATGCTCGCAAGACTGGTATTCGTAACAAGAGCACGATTTTAAGACCTGCACCGGGTCAATCACTTCAAAAAGCCGTCCAATATCGTGAGGTTCGACCAAAAATGTTTCATTGCGTGGCCCTGGCAATCTGGCGCTGCTTTCATTGGGGTAACGTTCGCCAACGCTGATAATGTTCTCGCGCCAAAGCATGTTGGCAACCTCGGCGGCGCGCTTGTAATCGCCACCCGGCAACTCGTGGCTTTGCCCATTATGATACCAGCGGAATGTTTCGCCATGTGAACAAATCCGGCGGCTCAATGCTGCCGCAATTAAAAATGTGATGTGATGTTTTTCAACGATGTATGCGCTCATTTTGCTAGTCACTTTCCGGGCGGATTGGTTAAACTCCCGCCTTGTCTTTAATATCCCAAAGCGGTTTGGGTTTGTCAAAGCCTGATTTGATGTATTTGGGCACAATTTGTCACAACCTTTGGCACGGGTTTGGCACGGTTTAGACCGATTAGGACAGACTAACGGCGGATTTAAGTTTGCGCGTTAAAGCCGGGTTTGGCTTAATGGTTGCGCGGGTTTGCTTGTTTTTGGCGGTGTTTTCTGTCTCTTTCTCAAATGCCCGTTTCTGGTTTTCCGCACCATCCGAGACTTGCCTCGCCCAAATTTGGCTTTGCCCTGTCCTTATTGTGCGAATTGAACTATTTTCAGTTTTCTTCATTTGTGCTCTTGACTTCGTGGCACAGGTTTGGCAAATTAAAGGCACCATGAAAGCCAAAAAAGAATGGCCTAAGACAGTGCGGGTTGGCAACGTTTCTGTTCAGGTCTATAAACGTTTAACAGGTTCGGGCAATGTCGGTTTCCGCATTGCTTTTTTGGACACTGACGGCAAGCGCAAGTTTGAATCGTGCAGTGATGAAACGCAAGTGATTACCCTCGCCACAAAAAAAGCTGAAATGCTATCAACGTTTGGCGCGCGTGTCGCTGGCACGTCGGGCGATCAAATTGCGGAGTTCGTCCGCCTCGGTGACGTGCTCAAACCGTTTGCTGTCTCGGTCGCTGCGGTCGTTACGCGCGCGGCAACTTGGTTGCAGCGTCACGGCACGCTTGACGCAATAGACTGCGCTTTGATTACCGGCCCGGCCTTGGCGGGTGTTGCAATCACGCCGCGCACGGTTCCCGCTGCGGTCGCGGAATTGCTCGCCCAAAAGCGCGCAAACAAAATGTCAGAAGCTTATTGCAGAGACATCGAATTCCGCCTGCAAAACAAATTTGCAAAGGCTTTTACCTGCAACGTGGACACCGTTGAAACGTCACAGTTGCAAGCGTGGCTTGACGCTCGCAACATGCCAGCGTCCACTTATCGCAATTTCGGGCGCTTGCTTAATACGCTGTTTGAATTCTGCAAACGGCGGAATTACTGCACAAATAATCCGGCGGCAGACCTTGAAAAGCGGAAAGTCAACGGTGGCGATGTGGTGATTTATTCCCCGGACGAAATGCGGAAGCTGCTTGAAAAGTCTGACAACGGGTTTCAACTCATGCTGGCCGTGTGCGGTTTTGCCGGTATCCGCACGGCGGAATTTATGCGGCTTACTTGGGAAGATGTCTGTCATGTGCCGGGGCATATCGAAGTGCCGAAGGGCAAGGGCAAAAACAAAAATCGGCGGCGACTTGTGCCAATCTCACCGAACTTGGCCGCATGGATTGCTCTCCACCCCGCTAGAAAAGGATTGCTCTGGCCAGATCAAAAGCGAGTTGATGACGTGCAAAGACGGTGCGGAAAACTGGCTGGCGTACCGTGGAAAAAAAATGCACTCCGCCATTCTTTTTGCACGTATAAAACGGCCCTGTCCGGCGACATTGCCCGGACATCCCTTGAAGCCGGCAACTCCGTTAAGATGATTGAGGAACATTACGACCGAGTGGTTACGCAGGAAGCCGCGCGGGAATGGTTTGCTATCATGCCACCGGCCAAGCCGGTTTAGCCGGGTGTCAGGACAGCGGACACCCTCAAACAAACGCGCCACAACGCAACGTGGCGCGCTTTTTTTGCGCTTGGATAGGTCGAATCAGCAATATCCGCCCGCCTCGCCCTGGACGTGTCCTGGACGATTTGCCCTGGTGAGCCTGCCTTGGTACAGTTGCGGTTTGGCTCGCCCTGGGTGAACGTGTCAGCATGGAATTAGACCCGGCCCGCAATGGGCACACAGCACCGAACGTTGACACCGGCCAGCCTGCCCGGATTAAACAAACTATCCAAGCGGCCAAGCTGCAACGCCTAACCTTCGACGCCGCGCTTAGTCTGCGCGCGGCCTGTACTGTTGACGGTGTGTTCAACGTCACACGCGAGAACGCGGTGGCGCTGGCACAGCTTGTGCGCGCTTGGGACACCGCGCGCAATGCTCTGCGCGTCCTGCGCGGTCGTGGATTGCCGGCCTCGGTGAAGTCCCGCGCGGCTCGATCCTCGGCCCAGCCCCAGCCCCTCGAACCGGCCTAGCTGTGCCAAGTGGGTGCCAAAGCTGGCCACTGCGCGCCTATCACCAATGAATACCGTGCTTTCGTCTGGTTTGGCAATCCACACTGGCCCAGCCCGGTCAGTGATGGCCGAAGGAATCTACTTGCCGGCCCGACCGTCCCGGCCCGGTGCCACCCGGTGCCCCGGCCACGGGCCGACCGAGTCCCGTGCGTATAGGTGGTAGTCAGAGAGAACAACGGTTCACATCACCAGCGGCTCTTGGCAATACCGAGTTTGGACAAAGCGGACAAGTCCAGTAGATAAGATTCGCGTGGAACAATATGGTCTGCGATGAACGACATTTCGGATGCGCCGGATTCATGTTCCTCACGTTTATCTTTAATGTCACGCACCGGGTCACTACCGGAACTGCTTGCCGCGCCCTCAATTCGGGATTGTACCATAACAGATTCTTGTTGGGCATAAACCTTGGCTCGTGCCAAGTGATGTTTGGCACGTTTCAGGCATAGCTGACGGAGTTCGGTTCCTTTGATGGTTACTTTGAGTCCTTCAATCATAATGTTTTTTGTGTTGGTGGTTGTGGTGCTGGTTTCGTTACTGGAATTGGCAAGCGCCAGACACGCAATCCAGATGGATCGCCCGTTGGTGTTTTTTGTGTTTCGCTGGTGTATTTGCGGTCTTTCATTTTTTTCTTCACATAATGGTAGGCAGCAATGACGGCTTCGTGTGGGCGGACTTTGTTAAACAGGACGAGGAATGATTCTTCCGGCTGCAAGGCTTTCATGGTTTCTTCCATGTCAACACACAGGCCGGATTTATGGATAGGAACGGGAAGGTTTTTATCAATGATGAATTTCATGGTGGTGGTGGGTTTGGTTTAGTTTTCTTCACAAAGGCTTTTACTATTTTCAGTATTTTTTCGAGTTTTGGTTTCAGTGTTCCCACATTTTGAAAGTCAGTTTCATCAAGGGAAACGACTGTTTTTTTAGGAATACCAGTTTTCGACAACACGATTTCGACCAAGTCTTGCCCCTTGAATGTTTGGATTCTGGTTTTCATTGTTCCTTCGGTTTGGCTGCGTAATCGGTTTCCCACGGGCCGGGTTCTTCCCCGCGCCAGGCGGTATAGGCGATGGCGGTGGACCCGTCCGGGATGGGGTTGCCGCAATGGTCACAGAATAGGCTGGACAGGTCGGTACGTTTTGAATGGGCCGGCTTGCCCTTGAAAAAATCGCCATGTGTTTTGTAATCAATGACGGTAACGTGATGGTCGGCTGGTTTTTGGGCGATGATGGTCACTGTCCGTTGCTGCCAGCCCTGCAATACTTCGTCCGGTTCAAGTAGGCGGTTGGCAATTTTCTCGCAGGCTTCGCAATAGATTCGGCGGATGGCCATAGGTTCAATTCCGTTTTCTGACCAGGGCGGCGATGGCGAGGGAAAATTCGTTGGCGACATTTTCGGACGGACAGTTTTTGATTTGTTCCAAGTAACAGGAAATGCAAAGTTTTTTCAGCTTCGGATGATGGTTGTCGGCGAACCAGACGGGGCAGTTACAGTCACAGCAAACGCCCTCATAATTCTGGACGCCTTCAACCGGGTGGGTGGTACAGACCTGAAATTCGGTATTGGCCGGGATGGAATGGCCGGGGAAAACGGCCATTCCTTCACGGTTCAGGATTTCGGCCAGTTCCCGGATTTCCCTTTCCTGTTTTTCATCCATGCCGGGATTTTAGCCGTTCATGGTGGTGGTGTCCACGCTAATTTGGTGCCCTCCCGTTAAGGAAGCCTGACGAGTTTCCAGTTGAAAAACGCAAAAACGTAACTTGTGTCAGGACATTCGCCGTCCATTAGGTTCCGGCGTTACATCCTTGCTCACTTGCAACTTGCGACCTTGATTATATTGAGCCTTGCAACCTTCGGTCTTGAACCGTGAGTCTTTATCGGTCAAACACGGCGTGAAGCCGGGTTTGCGGTTGATAATGGGAATTGAACCCACATATCCAGATTTCAAGTCTGGTGTCCTACCATTGGACTATATCATCACCATTGCTGGTGTTGGTTGACAGCTTGACGTTGCTGCCGACGTTGCATTTTGCTGGTTTTTATCTCTCACCGTAGGGCGAAATTAAGGTATCAAATCGGTGGTGGCGTTGGCCACTTCCAAGGTGCGGTCAATGATAGACGGTTCGGAACGGAATAATTCGATTTTTTTGTCCCGTTCCAACGGGTCAAAACAGCGAATGAGTTTGACTTCAATGGGCTGGCCATTGGGCTGACTGGATGGTATCCGGCCTTCGCGCAAGCCCCGGTCGGTAAGCCCGGACCATGCGGCCAGTTCAAAACCGGCGAGATCACGGCGGCGGTGAATCCACTCGGCAATCGTTTTGGTGACAGGTTTGCCGTCCAGTTCAATGGTGACTTCCGTGTGCAGGTTGGTCCGCTGGATGGCCAGCCGCAATTCGAGGATTTTTTTGCAAATATCCCCGATGGATTGCAGCCATTCGGAAACCTGCGCCGGCTGGTCTTTGTAGAGGGGCGTTTCGTGGCTCAGATAGGCACAGTGGGTTTTGACCTTGTTGGTCAGGTCATCGCGTTTGACGGCCAGTTCCTTGATGAGTTTCATGGCCTCAATAATTTTCATGGTAGTTTTCATGGTGGTGATGGCAGTTTATTTGTTTTGCTGGTGGTGTCAACCTAATTTCAGTTTCAGCGCCGTGGCAATCCGTTCATTGATGGCCGTCTGGCATTCCTGGATACGCTGTAACGAGTCTTTGGCCCCGGCGTCGAGCATTTTAGCGGGCAGGGCTTGGAAGGCGTTCAAAAGGCGTCCATAGTAGCCGTAGAAAGCGCCCTTGTATTGGACTTCCCAATTCAGGCGGTCGGCACGGACGATACGCCAGTCGTCATCAATGACGATGGTTTGAGCGGCGAACTGCACGGCCTGGGCTTTTCTGGCGGCAATGCTTTTGCGCGAGGCGGTATTCATGTTTCTTTGGATGTCAAATGCCACAGGTTGCAATAGATGCAGCGATAGGCGCTGAACTGGCGCGCCTGACAATTCGGTTTGGCCATCACGTCACAGGCGGCGAACATGGCGGCGTCATGGGATTTGTAACCCACCTTGCGAGTCCTGCCACAGCGGGACCGGCTGAGTTTGCGTTGATCCTTGAAACAATTCAGATTGCCCGCACCGATTTCGCCTTCTTCCAGGTCAATCCGGTTTTCAAACCATCTTTTCGAGATTTTGATCTTCATAACAAAACATTCTGCCGCACGCACCATTTCCGCACCTGCGCGCCGGCTTTTCAACCGGACAGCTTTGCAGCGGCATGAAGCCACTGGCTGACCACTAACCCGGTTTGCGATGGTCATTCAACGGATTGCCGGGAGCGAGCCGGCAGCTAACGACATTGGTTTCGCTACAACCAATGCCGGGCTGTTGCCGCGTGCGGCAGAATAAAATTATTTTCCGGGTGTTACTCTTGTCACGCCCTCGATGTTGATTAGTTCTTTGAGCACATACAAGCCGGCACGTTTTTTTACGCCGTGCGTTGTAGCGTCAAACGGCTGTTTCGTAACGCTCAGGTACTCATCGGATGTTCCTTCGTCCTCGATGGTGACGACCACTGTTTGTGGGAGTTTTTTTGTTTTCATTTTGGATGTATTGAAGGTTGGGCTACTGGCGTTTCTTCCTCGGTGGTAGAACCCGGTCCCCACAAGTTTTGTGCTGAACAATTCACGTTCCCCGTGGAACAGGCATAAGCCACCGTTGCGCCCGCGAACCGTCCATAAGCCTTGCCGGTGTCGTGATAGGTCGTGCGCAATACGTTGCTGGCACCAACAGTGCCGGCAGCCATGACGGTGGTTGCCGCCCAGCCGGTGATGCCCATGCCGATGTAGGCAAATGTCCAGTGCGCCTCGTCCTCTTTCTTTTTGATAAGAACCTTGATGCTGTCGCTGTTCCATTCCTTGGACATATTTTCCTGCCCGTCAGTCAGGGTGACGAACAAAACTTTGTATTTGCCCGTGGCCTTAGCTTCGGTGGCGCGGATGGTTTTGCCAAGGGTAAACGCGCGCGGGGTGTAGGTTTCGGCTGTCAACAACCGCACGTCCTTGAGCGGGACGGCGTCGTGAATGATGTCAATGGCTTCGGAATCAAACTGCGTGAGGGTGAAACGCATGGTGCCGTCATCCTTGGCGCGCAGTTCTTTGATGTAGTGATTGAAACCCTTGATGGTTTCAGCCTTGCAGACTTCCATTGATCCCGTCCGGTCCAGCAGGAAGGCTACGAGGGTGGGTTTGTTGTCGGTTTGAACTTTGGTGGTTTTCTTTTTGGTGGTTTTTTTCATAACGGTGGTGGTGGGTTTACGTGCGTTTTGAGGCAACGGCTTCGGCCTGGGCATTGATGTTGTACAGGGTGGCTTTGAGTTGGCAGGTGTAGGATTCGGCACGGGCCGGGTTTAATTCTTTCAACCGGGCGGCTTGCCGGATCACCCGGCTGGCGTCCTTTTGAAGCTCTTTCAGTTCCTCGTAATTATACATGGTGGAAACAAGGACAATGTTTTCAATACGGCCCTCATATTCTCCCTGTCCGTTGCAATCCGGGCAGGTAATGGTGCCTTCACCACGGCATTCTTCGCATTGACATTTCATGGTTGTGTTGGTGGTGGATTGGACAAAGACGGTCCAACCTTCATCGTGGTTTCGACCGCCAGTAAAAATTCCCGGATGTCATGGACGATATGAACGGTGGTTTTGAGCTTGTTCACTTCCGTTATCCATCCTTGTTGTGCCATTGACAGTTTCTCGCCGGGACGCTTGCACTCGACCAGCATGAATCTGGTTTCGGGCAGATAGATGGCAAAATCCGGCACGCCAAGTTGGTTGCGGGTCGCTTTGTCCATCCGTGAATGAATGTATTTCCAGCGCGGCCATTGGGTATCGCAGTAGTCCATTATTTCGGCGTGCAGTTCTCTTTCCAACGGCGGGTCCGCATTGGGCCGGTTGAGCCGGGCCTGCATTTGCTCGAATTGAAACCGGGTGATGTCGCTCATAGCTTTTTTACAAACCGTTTGCACGCCGGCCAGTTGGCGCGGTGATCCGTGCCCGGCCCGTTGGTGTCCCCGCGCAGGAGGCACTTGAAATAGGTGTTGGCATACCCGCCTTTGCGCAGAAACAGCCGGCAGTTTTTGCAAACTTCCTTTTCCGGGCTGGGACCGTAAAGCCGGACACAAGGATTGGGGCATTCATGCTCATGTTGTTGCGCGTCCTTGAACCACGTCAATTGCGGGTCGTTTTCCGGTGGGTCATTTAGAACTTTGCCGGGATATTTCATTTCAGGCGCGGGAAACCTTCACCCTCGTTGAGCCGGACCACGGACAGGCGGGTGCCGTTCAGATAGGAACGCAGCGATTTAATCAGCAGCGCCAGGACATGGCAGCGGTGCAGCCGGGAACTGCCGACCTTGCTGCGGATGATGCGTTCGCGGAAATCGCGGGCGGCGTCATCATGCGATTCGCCGTCGTAGATGTTTTGAATGAATTTGTCCACCAGTCCGGCTTCGGCTTTGGGACAATCGCGCTTGGCGATGTAGGCCACGGCAGCGGCCATGCTGGGAGCGACGATATGGAACTTGCTGTTCAGGTGATAACAGGTGGAAACCAATGGCTGCAAAACGGCGTGCTGGCTTTCCGCAAATTCTATGCACAGGCTGCGCGTGCATTGAGCCGCCTCGCGGTTTTTCTCGCCGCTGGTACACAAGCCGTCCAGGTCGTACAAAACCACCCAGCGCGCGGCGGTGGCAACCTCCTTGCGGTAATCGCCGGACAGGACATCGGCCACGGAACGTCTGTTGCCGGCGTCAATGACTTTGTAGAGTTCGTTATCGTCTGTATCCAGCAGCAGAAACGGCTGGGTGGTATTGGACCGGACAACGGCGTGCAGGCGGTGCTGGCCATTGCCGATCCTGCCTTTGATTTTGACGAGACAATCCGGCGAGAGCCGCCAGTCGCCATTGGTCATTTCGTTGGCCAAGCGGTTGATGTAATTATCAACCAATGGGCGCTGGCCTTCAAACAGGCTGGCCAGAAGTTTTTTCGCTGTGGCGGGAGTGACGGTTATTTTTGATACGGTGGCATTCATGGTGTGGGTTCGGTTGGTTGCGGTGAATTTTCAGCGGACATTTTCAGTGCCTTGTCCATGCTCCGCATCATGCCGCGACAATGGGCGCGGAATATCTCCGTTGTGTGGTGCGGCGGCGTGTGCCGGTAGGCATTGGCCAGCAGCGCTGTGAGGATGGACAGTTCCGTTCGTTTGGTGGTGAAGTGGAATCGTTCATGGCCGTGGCTGTTCAGTGTGATTTTTTCGACTTTCATAGGTTTGGGGGTTCAGGTTAATCATCAGGAAAGCGCGGGTGTGGGCTTCGGCCTTGGCCACTTCACTGGCCAGAATTGCCTGTTTGATTTTTCGGCGGCTCGCCTTGGGTGAAAGTTTCCCGGTGCCAGTTTTCATTTTTGTCCCTTTTGTTGTAGCTGCTGTTTGAAACATTCGACGGCATAGGGCGTGGCGTTCCGCGCCAGCTTGTCCACCTTGGCCGAATGCGCCAGGAGCACAGCCGTTGACCAACAGGCCAAAATTTTTGATTCGGCAAGCTGCCCGACGAATGGCTCGATGATGGTTTGCAGGCTGCGGGGTTTCAGCTTGGCCAGTTCCACCTTGCAGTTGTCATAGAACCAGGGCGGGTCATCGGAAATAATCCGGTTGGCCAGTTTCAAGGCGGTGAAGGTCGGGTTCATCTTTTTTTTATCAATCAAACGCGCACGCGCGCGTGCGCGCGTTTGATCAATCAAACTTGATTTTGATTTTGACTTTGATTGGCATTGCATCCGCATTGCATCCGCATCATGCGTTTGCATTGCGGTCGCATTGCGGTCGCATCCCCAACGGGCGGCGGCGGCGATTTTGGCCGATTGGACTTTTTGGGCGTGTTTTTCCTGACTGCGGGATACTGTTTTTAACGTGCCGACATGCAGGAAACGTCCCCCTTTGGACAGCCAGCCTTTGGTCATCAATTCCCGGCGCACGGACGGCCACTGCTGGTGGGTGACACGGCTGATTTCCGCCAGGGTGTTAGCGTCGTCCACGGGCGGAACGCCAGTGGCCCAAATGGTGTCACAGAGGCGGCGGTGGGCTAATTCGCAATGCGGTCGCATTCCGACCGTATCGGCCAGCATCACCTTGGCCTCATAGGGAATGTAAAACAGGTCGTTCATCAGCCTTCGCGCTGGCGCAGGAAATTTTGTTTTACCCAGGCGTCGGCTTCCGCCAGCGGAATCTGTACGTTGCGCCGGCTGATTTTCAGGTGCGGCATTCCCACCTTGAGCCACTTCCAGACCACGTCTTTTTTTACGCCCCACCGGGAGCCATATTCCGGCACCTTGAGCACGAGCCGGATGTCCACGGTGCCGGGCGCACTGCTGGTGGTGGGTACTGAGGCGGTTTTTGAGATTTTTTTCATACTTTGTCCAGCGTCCGTATCTTTCTCTTATCAGCGGAATTGGTCAAACAAAACTTGTTGTTCATCTTATGCACTTAAATAATGATTTCTGAATCAGTTGTTTTAAGCATTGTTCATGGCCTGATTTGTCGCGGTGATTGAATCATTCACTGGCGCAGAGCCGGGTTGTTCACCGGATTGGAAATTTTTTCCCGTTGACAATACGCAGACGGTCACGGAAATTCACACCACCACCATGAGCACGCCGAAAAAAACAAAAAAGACCACGCCGAAACCAACCCGCCCAAAATTGAAATTGCCGCCCGACACGGTGTTGTTGGCGCAACCGAAGAATCCCAAAAATGATTTTAGCTGCGTGCGGTGCAGCCACGAATGGGAGGCGCGCAAACAAGGCGGACTGCCGACGCGCTGCCCGGCGTGTTCCTCGGCGGCGTGGAACAAACCCTATGCCCGCGCCAATGGACCACGTTATCATTGCCGGCATTGCAAACATACCTGGCACGCGGTCAAAACCGACGGACCCCCGGCCATTTGTCCCAAATGCCGGAGTTACGATTGGAACAACGAGAAAATTTTACCATCAGCCAAACCACCCGGAATGAAATAAATTTATGCCCACCATCTATGAACGGAAATCGAGCCGGTTTTTAACCAAAGAACTTGTCGGTAAAGGAATGTTGGTGACGATCAAGGGCTGGCACGAGGACGAAGTCGGCAACCCGCCCGAACAAAAAGACATTTTGGATTTTGCCGAAACCGACAAGGGTTTGGTTCTCAACGACACCAAAAAAGATACGGTCGCGGCAGTGACCGGCATCATTGAAATGAACGATTGGGCCGGCAAACAAATTGTGCTTTTCCATGACGTGACCATCCGGTTTGGAAACAAAATCGGCGGCATTGGAATTCGCGCGCCACGTTTTGCCCCGGCCCCAACACCGCCCGGCCCGCGTCCGTCCGCCCCGAAGCCGGCCCCGGCCCGGCCCGCGCCTGTGCCTGTACCAATGGCTCAAGGTTTTGAAGAACCGGACACGCCGCCCGAAGGCGATGATGTCCCTTTTTGAAATGCGGGCGGTGTGGACAGCCACGGTCCGATGTGCGATGGTCCAACCGGCACCAAAACAACGTGTGTTTTGAGTGTTTCTTCTATTGATTGTAGGGTGGAGCAGCTTGGAAGCTCGTCGCGCTCATAACGCGAAGGTCGTTGGTTCAAATCCAACCCCTGCAACCAATCATTATCCTTGGTCCACAATCTTTCCGTCCTCAATCACTTCATCAATTCCCATGTCCGTAAAGGGTCCGGGTGGTACAACAATCATGGCAGGCTGGCGACGGTGCCGGCTCATCACCCAACGGGTCAATACGTCGTTCCGCCGTATCCGGTATTGCAACTCGGTTTGTCGGGTCAGGAGCCGTTTGTGTTTGATCCGGTGGACTTGGTCCAGGGTCGGGCATTCCGGCCCGCCCCAGGGCACGCAGGGACGTGTATTGCCAAAATAGGAGGCTTCGTAAAGCAACTGCCGGGGTAGGTCCATCAATTCCCATTCATCTTCCGAGAAAGTCCGTGCCATAAAAGTTTTGGCGGTGCGGACAGGCTCCCGCCCAGCCTAACCTTTGAACGTCGAGTTTAGAGAGAGTTTCGTCAGCGCCCGGCGTTCACCGCGTCCGTTGCGGCCATGAAAGCGCTGGCGAAAATTATGTCACGGCGTACTGGCAGCCGTCAGGGTATTTTTAATTTCTGTCACCGCTGCCAAAGCATCGGGATTGCTCACCGTATTTTCCAGAATTGAGAGCACTTGGTTGGCCGTGCCGGTTTCGACCTGGTGCGTTTGCAGCCAGGACGTGATGGCAGTGTCATATTTTGTCCCGTTCGGCAGCGTCTTGATAAATTCGCGGATGGTTTCAACTTCCTGAGCAATGGCATCAGCGGTGTTGCTGCTTTTCTGACCGCGCAACTGTGCCCAAAGGCCAAGCAGGGCCAGTATGCCCATTGAGGCGAGGGAGCCAACGCCCGGAAGGAAAGTATTTGCGACAGTGCCGGCAGTGTTGACTGCGGCGGCGGTGGCGGGTTTGGTGGTCAGGACGTAGGATAATTGGTCATTCGTGACCAGCCCGCCCGTGGGAGTTGTCGTGACCAGCAAGGTATGATTGGTCTGAACATCAAAAAGAAAATGTTCGGCGGCTACGGGGGCGCTGGGGTTGGTCCCGAATAAACTGCATCCGGCAAGGGAAAGCATCACGGCCAGCGCGAGGGCAATTTTAAGTTGCGTGTTTTTTTTCATCGGTTGAGTTTTGGTGTTGTTTTTTTCTTCGCGCACGGAACGGAATTTGTCAAGCCGAGCGGGTCGGTAAATGCGACTTGGTGCAATTGCAGTTGGACGATGGTTTCGAGCCGGGCGAAGCTGACCCGCAAATCCGTCTGGCCCTGGTCCACCCGGTCAAGCCGGCTGACCATGTAATCAAACGCGGACCCCCACAGGGCCATGAAAGCCAGGAACAATGTGCAAAGTCCGCCGATGATCCATTTCTCGGTTTTGTTCATTCACGTAGTAACCAAGCAGATGATTGCGGTGACAGGAACATTAACGTCATCGCCAACTAGTTCCACGTCATCGGAGAAAGAACCAGCGGTTGTAAACGTGAACGTTCCCGGCGCATCTAATTCGGTTGGTTCGCCGCCAGGATTATTAAGTGAAATATCGTTACTTCCAAAAATCACCTGATAATGAGTGTATTCAGTCAACAGTGATGTGATGACATAAGTAATCCCGTTGTAAACCGCACCTGTCGGTATCAGATTTGTGCACGGCGGTTTGTTGGCAATTTGGCAAAGTAGATAGATGATGACCGCTTTTTGCATTCCCTGCGGAATCTGACATTCAAGACAGGCGGCATTGGAAATTAAAGATGGGGCGTCACAAGGGGTAGCCATAGTATTATTTATTGGCGATTTGGCAAAGCAGGTAAATAATGACCGCGTCTTGCATCCCCGGTGGGATGTTGCATTCCAAACACGCGGCCCCGCTGATGAGGGTTGTTGGATTAGCGGTGACTCCTGCAATCTGGCAAAGCAGGTAAATCATCACAGGTTTTTCTAGTCCCGGTGGGATGCCGCATTCCAAACATGCGGACCCGGAAACTAAACTGGTAGAATCGCAGGCAACAGACATAGTTATTCAGTAGTTGGGGCTGGGGTAGCCATTTTGTCGAAGGCTTCGGTGGCGTCGTCCATCGCGCTACGATTGCGCGGGGACTTTTCATCACCTTCACCTTCTTTGTTGTAGGAGACTTCAACTTCATCTTCCCAAACGTGTTCCACCTTGAACTGGCAAACATCGCCAATCGCGGGGGCTTCACCGGGGAAAAGGGATTTGGGCAGCAATGCGGTTGTTGCTTCCGATTTTTTGTCCTCGCCGGGTTTGGTCTTGGCTTTGCCGCTGTCCGGGGGCTTTTGGTCGGCGGAACTTTCTGCCGGGCCGGAATCGTAATAGTCGGAATCTTCGGGCATAAAATTTATTTGTTTCCGGTGAACCCTGAGCGCGCCAGCCGACGCGCCCAGGTTCTATCCACCGTAGTTCACCGTTTACGTCAGAATCCACGGCACCGTGACCGTGGAGCACGAGCCGGTGAGGGTGATGTTGGTGCTGCTGACAGCCCACACGCCCAAGACGCCGACGAGTTGGTTGAGTTGAGCAACCAGGGCCGACAGCGTGAAGGTGCCGCCGAGGGCTTCGTGTTCGACCGGCACGCCATTGCACATGATGGTGTTGGCCTCGACCGTGTAAAAGCCAGTGGTGCTGTTCGTAACCGGCGTAACGGTGAGGGTGTAGGACGAACTGGTGTTGGTGCAGGACCGATTGGTGTCCGACTCGTAGTCCTGAGTGGGATAACCAGGATCAGACGCGCAGGTGTCAACGACAATGATGCACTGCGGTTCGGCCTTGTGGAAAATCAGTTCCAGAAATTCCGTGTATTGCGGGCGGATGGCCATTTTGAAATCAGCGATGAACATGCCCTTGTTCCGGCGCTTGTTTTCAATGGGAATGCCATTTTGGTCCGCGCCCAGGTTGTCCATGACGAACTGCCAGCGCCCGGCAAAGTTGCGCGAGCTATACGGCATTTCGGGATTGATGGGAGTGGCATCCGCCACGAGACACTGAATGGATTTGCGGTGCCAGATGTAGGTCCACCGATAGAGCGCGTTATCGAAGTCCCCGTTGGGAACGTCTTTGGTGCCCGCCGCGCCACCTGCGCCGCTGGACGGAATGTTTTTGAACGGCAGGACCACCTGATAGCGGTAGGCCAAGCCGGGCGTGGTGCCAACTGCGCCGACATAATTGAAGCGCAGGTTGAACGGGTCCGCGCGCACGACGTAATTGCCGATGGAGCCGGCGAAGGCATACTTCCAATACTTGGTTGAGGCGTCCCATTCGGTAAACCGCCAGTTGCCGGTAATGGACGGGGTGCCACCGATGCCCTGTTGCCCGCCGAGCTTGTCCAGTTCCCAAGTGGTGTCCATATCCGTGACCAACTCGATGTTGGGCGGCAGGTCTTTGAACGGTTGATGGCCGAAGTAACCAACACGGCACAGCGGTTGGAACCGGCGTTGAAGCATCTGCGGCGTCAGCTTCTTGATGGACGAGGCGGGAACGTTGGTGTCAATGTACCATTCCTCATCATTGTTGGCCCCGGCCAGTACCCAGGCGAACTGGAACGTGCCGGTGGTGGGATTGCCGAAGCTGGCGTTGGCCACCCATTGATAGTTGGCGAACATGGCCGCGCGTTTGCGGAGGAAGTTCGAGTTGATCGAGCTTGTGGCCGGCTTCAAAATGTCGGTGATGATTTGGCGGAAATGTTCCTTGGCGTGGGTGACGTGCATTTCCTGGTCGTAACAAAGCAAGGGCGTGGCCCAGGATTGTTCCTCAAGGAAATAGGTCAGCCGCGAAGCACCCCAGGTGATGTAATTTTCAATCTTGTCACAAGGCGTGCCCAAGCAGTTGCCGGCTTGGGTGGGACGCCACGTTTTGGTGACGTTCGGCGTGACGTGATTGAAGCGGTCCAGTGTGTGTTGGACGCCGGAGTTGGCGGGGAATTCGCCGGTTTCGACGTGAAGAATCCAGCCATCTTCGGGCCGAATATCTTCAAGGATCAGCTTGTCATAGACAGGCTCTTGCGAAACCAACTGTTGCGTAAATTGACAGCCGGTGACAGTGCCGGGTGTCGGACAGGGACCAAAACTTGCCATAAAATCGTAATTTCAAACGTTGTTTCTGTTTGCTCGATTGCCGCACAAAACGACACCGAGACTGTTGATTTTATGGAGAGCGATTACCCAACCCTTTTCAGGGTTCACCGCGATTCAGGCAGAAGGTGCCTGACTATCGGATACTCTGTCGCCCACCCGCGCACGACGACCGCATGAGTGGTGAGGTTATTCGACCTGTGACGATTCAGGAGCGGGAGCCTGAAACTTTCCCACGCTGAACGTGGCCGCTAAACCAACGTTGTGCGGGATTCCGAAACTGTCAAGGGACACAAAACAAAATAATTGCACTACTACAATTTTGGTGGGAATACTATCACCACCATGAAAACTCAAATTGATATAAAAAGTGCTCTCGTTGGAATCCTTATTGGTGTTCTGGTTGTCACGGCAATTGGCGCGGGAACATCCTCAAATGAAGTTGGTCGTTACAAAGTTTCTTGCGGGGCGGCTTTTGCTGTCATGGTTGACACCAAAACCGGCCAGGCTTGGGGCATCGCCCGTGATACTCAGAGTCGGAACGACGGCGATTTCTTCACCGCGAAATAATTACGGCGCAGCGATCGCCCAAGGCGCGGCTTGGCGGATGTCGGTGGCGCTGGTCACGGACTCAGCCCCGTAACGGGCTTTTTCGGCAGGGGACATTTTCCGGGCCAAGGCCGCTTGGTCGGACTTGGGCAACCGTTTGAACATATAAATGTCCATCGTTGAAGCATCCCGTGCCGCGCGCTTGGTTTCATCCGCTGTCCGCGACTCGTAGGGTTTCAGCCGTTCGCCCGTCCGCTTATGGTACAATTCTGAAATCTGGTTTTGAATCGAACTGCGCGTGATGTAGGCCGGCGCGGGCATAATGCCGACATAAGGCGCGGCCAGCCGTGCCGGGGTAGCGCCGGCTTCCGCCGATTTCCGCGCGCCGCGTGTCCAGAACGGTTCAAAAGACTTGATGACATACTTGCTCACCTGTCCGGCCTGTTGTGCGGCAGGCGCGTTCGGATTGCGGATTTCATACCCGTAAAAGTCCCGATTGTTGGCCACGTCATTGATGACCGATAGCAAGGGATGCGATTTATGCCAAACCGTAGTCAACGGCTGTTTACTGTAAGCCAGAAGGTCTTTAACATAGGTAGGCAGTAAAAAGCGTTCGTCGTTTCCATCCTTGTCTTTGCGTCCGGTGCGGAATGCCAGGAAGTCCATGCCGGTTGGCGTCTGGCCGGTAAAAGCGTAAGTCAAAACTGCATTGGCGGTCGCCACCGTTGCTAGTAGCGACATGGTGTAGGCCACGCGGTCAGGGATATTTTCGGGTAGCTTGCCGGTTTTGTGCCATTCCTGGAAAAATTTTGCGGCATCCGGGAACGCTCCGCCAAGTTCAGCGATGGTGCCGCCCGACCAGCCCGGTGCCCGGACCAAACCTTGCACAACATTCTTTGCCGTGTTGTTGGAAAACAGGCGGTTGTAACGGACCTGACCCAAGCGGGCATCCACCCGGTTCCACGCCTGCCGGAATTGCGGCGTCAATTCTTCCAATGGCTTGCCAGGATTTTGCTCAATGATGCGCCAAGCGAGGTCCGCGAACACACCGGCTTTTTGCCGGGGCACGAGATAGTCCATGATGGGTTTCATCATCAGTTCGGTCAAAGCAATGGGAGAACGTGCCGCCGCCTTGATCCGGCTACCGGAATACCAGTCCCGGACCATTTGGGTGGTCTGTTCGGTTTGCATTCCGTGTTCCAACTTGTAACCGCCGCCGCCGAGTTCGGTAGCTTTCACGACTTGAGCAATGCGCGGATCAATCACGCCATCGGGATTGCGCCAGGCGTTCAAGACCTTGTCTCCCGTCATCGCGGTTTTGACACTGGCAACGGTCCAGTTTTTTGCTGTGTTTGCCAAGTCAGCCAGGGAACGGTTGCCGCGCAACACGCCGTAAACGTCTTTAATCAGTGTCGCCCCGGCAGACACCTGTACGTCACCCGTGGTAAAGCCGGCGTGGAACGCGCTGCCCATACCCAATTGCGATTGATTCAAGGCATTGGCCGTGCCCATCCAAGTGCGGTAAAGTCCACCGAAGTATTTATTATTGTAAATGCTGGACGAAAGGTAATTGTTGACGATGTCGCCCGTGGCCTTCGGCACGATGCGATAGCCTTTGATTGGTAGGCCGACATATTTCTCGCTGGTAAGTTCTTCCAGTTCGATTCCCGGCTTAATGTCAGCCAGCCCTTTGAGTTCGGGTTTGCTATGAATGAAACCGTCAAACACCTTGAACACCGTCGGCGCAACTTCCTGCATCTTTTCCGGTGCATGAACGTAGGCTTCGACCATTTGCGCAATCTGTTCCGTCTTTTTGCGCGGGTCGCCGCCGCGACTGCCGGTGAGGTCCGCAATGTTGCGAAGTTCCTCTTTGATTTTGGCGCGCTGTTTCTGTGACGCTTCTTTGGTCTGCACACCCTTTTTGCCCAAGCCAACGGCTTCGGTAACAAACGTTTTCCAAAAGTTGTAGCGGTAATCCAACTGGTGCCCAATCTCGTGAGCCAAAACGCTCGTCTCGGTGGCAAACCGGGTGCGGACGAAATCCTGACTCTGATAGGACAGGCCCAAGGCGCGATTGCCGGGACCGGGCGGGAACTTCATGGACCGTTCGTGTTTGATGCCCAGCTTCCCGGCAAAATCCAGCAAGCCCTCATACACGGCCTTGTCAATATGTTCAGGAACGGTGACAGTAGGCGGGCCGTAGATGGTGCCGTACTTGTCATTCAAACGGACCCAGCCTTCCGGTGTTTCCTCGTAGGGATTTATGATTTTCAGTTCGCCGTCAGCTTTAAGGTGCTGGAAAAATTCATTGGCCATGATGGACTTGTCCATTTCGGCCAACTTGCCTTTGACCAGGTCAATGGGATTGTTTGAAATGGGACGCAAACCAAACTCCGCGCCGGTCATAATGTCGTCGAACACCTTTTCTTTGCGGAAACTTTCCCGGCCCTTAAACGGACGGCGGGTAAAGTAGGCCATCATGTCCGCTTCTGATCCAGTGCCGGCTTTGATGAACTGGTCCACACGCGCCTTGACCCAGGCTTTTTGTGCGGGCGTGGCGGCATTAACGTCCGAGTTTTTGGGAATCATGCCTTGTTTTTCCGCTTCTTCCATTGCGGCATTGAAAGCCAGCCGAGATTCATGGGTCCACATGCCAGGGAAATAATTATCACGGACGGATTGGACGGACGCGCCAGCAGCATCGAGTTTGTCCAACCGTTCCTGAAACAACTTTTTAATTTTGTAGGCAGCGAGTTGAAACCGGCCCGTCAGCGGACGGCCTTGCGACATATCCGACATGAATTTGATGCCAGGATTTTTGTCGGGCGTCAGTTTCTCGTTGTGAACGCCCAGCCGGTCGAAAAACTTTGACACCGCACGCAGCGCGAAGGCCGTGGCTTCCGCGCGCCGGTTCATGGCACCCAACTTGGCACCCAGCTTTTCTGCCGCGCGTAAGTGTGCTGGACTGGTGGCGGTTGGTAGCAGCAAGGATTGAATCCCCTGCTTGGCGGTGGAGATAATTTGTAAACCGGGGGTTTTGGTTTTTACCAGTGTGGATAATTGTTGCGGCGTGCTCGCCACCGGGACCGGGTTTGGCGCGGCGGTTGTAGCACCGCCAAAACCCAAAGTGCGGATGCCTCCTGCGCCGCCGGCGCGCTGGTCAAGCAACGCGATAACATCTTTGAGCCGGGCACGCTGTTCCTTGCCGTAACTTTTGTAGGATTTCGGGTCTGACCCCATGATGGCCACTTGACGGCGTAATGTGGCAGCGGCCTTGGCCGGATCGCCCCCGGCCATGCGCTGTGCGGCGTCGGCGGATTTGCCAGGGTCCACTTCGCGGACAACTTCTTGAATGCCGAACAATTCGTTTTGGGTCAACGTCTCGCCGCCGAAAGCGGTTTGTTCGGTTTTGGGCGGGACAAACTTGGCTTCCTGGCCAACAAGATTGAAGGCGGTTTCAAGTCCGAGGCCGGGAAGTTCGCCAGAGGCGGCAGCAAGTTTAGCTTTTGATTCAGCCTTCGCTTCAAGTATGTCACGATATGCTAGGTCTGTGGCCGTGTATTTGGAACGGTCGAGGATGAATTGCTCGGATACGCCACGAGTCAACGCATCATTGATTGCGGTTTTGACTTGGTCCTCGGTCAAGCCAGCTAATTTCAGGCGGTCGGGCCGGAACGCTGTTCCTGCCGCGCTCCATTCATTGCCCATCTTGGCTTTTGTGCTGGCCCAAAAGTCCGTCAGGAATTTGGGCCAACGTACTTCCGGTGCTTTTCCGCCGACTTCGGCGACGAGGTCGGAATGGAGGGGCCAATTCCGCCAGCGGTCTAGTTCGGATTTCAGTTCGCCGACACGTTTGGCAACGCCTTCCGGGTCGCGCACGTCCACGCCTAACTTGCGGGCAAGTTCAGGGCGTTTGACCGCGCCTTGGACGGCGCGGATTTGTTCGGAAATTTGGCTTTGCTGTTCGGTGGCTCGCGCGGCCATTTCTTCGGCCTGTTTGATGGCGGCGTCATCGCGGCCAAAAAGGTCCACCTGTTCTGTTTGCCCGCCAGTTTGAGACTGGACGGCCTTGATGAAGTTTTCGATTTCAGCGGGCGAGCGGCCCTTGCCCGCCTGTTTTATCCCCAAAGCTTGCAGGTTTGCATCGTCGGGCGCGGCGGCGGCGATGGCTACGGCTTTTTCGGTGGCGATTTTGTCGGCGGACCAAAGGGAATAGAGGTCATCGGAGGCAGATCGCGCCAGTCGGAAGGCTTCACGGCCTTTAACGCGGTCGAGTAAGCCGCGCGATTGTGCTTCTTCTTCCGTGAGTTCTGGAACGTATTTGAAGTAATGGGCATAATCTGCAATGGTGCCTTGTCCGTCCCGGATATTAGCTTCGGCGTCAAATGTCAAAGCCTTTTCCTTGGTGAAACCATCCGCTTCCCGGACAATTTGGACGGGTATGGTTTTTTCGCCGCTTCGTTTGGCCAAATCCAGACGGTGCCGGCCCGTAATAATTTCATGGTCGCCGTTGACCCGTTCCCAAAGAACAATGGGGGCCGTGCCCAAACGTTGATATTCCCCGGTAAGCCGTTCGTTGGGAACAACGCCAGTTACGGGGTCCGCATCGGCTTTGAAATTCGGAACGTCTTTGGAGAATTTAATTTGCTCTACGGGGAATTCGGCCATCGGGTGTTTCGATGTATCTGTAATCATCGAAGTGCCAAGCGGCGGCGCGACGGATTCCGGGATCATGCCGACTGCGGACTCAATGTTGCGCGCGGATTCAATCGCCTCGCGTGGAAATTGGCCCATGCCGGTCATTTTGAATTCGGGGGTCGCACCAATCTGATTTCTTTCCTCGGTGGTTTTGGCTGCCTTGAACTTTTCCAAAGCAGCGTTACCAATCTGGCTGATTTGTCCCCGTGCTTTTTCCAGGGCAGCAATGACCGGCGCGGCTTTGGCATCGCCCAACTGCCGCAAATACAAACCAATTTGGTAGGCGGTTTCCTGATTGTAAAAATCGTTGCGCGTGTGACGCTGGAACAAGTTGACCCACCATTGCGGATCGTGAACAGCATCCCCAGCGGCGTGAAAATAACGCGCCGAAATCGAGGGGCGAGTCACGCCTTTGGAAACAAATGCTTCTTCTGGTTTGGTGAATTGGTCCGGGGTTGGTTCTGGCGGCGTCAGTGGTACTTCACCGGGCGGCGCTCCGGGTATTGGGCCGCTTCGTGCGCCAGTTGGCGGGCTTGGCTCAGGGGCGGGCACTTGCCGTGCGCTTTCTTCCGGGATTGTGGGTTGCTGCACAGGCCGAAAAACCGTTTCTGTTTCTTTGTGTAGGGCATAGTCTTGTTGGGGTGTGGTTGTTTCGCCCCAAGCCAATTTGCGCAGGTCGCGGGCTTGTTCCCGTGACAGTTCGGCTTTGGGGAAAAGGTCTTGAATCTGCCGGATGGTTTTGGCTTGAGCGTTGCGAATGGTTTCAACGGAAGTTTCACGCGGTTCAACAGGCGTGCCCGGCACTGTTGCCCGTGGCAGCATCCGGCCTGGGTCCGGCACGGTTGGAGAGGGAATGCCGCGAGTGGGCACGCCGGGAATCGGTCCCAAGTCAGGCGGCGGTTCAGGCACGGCCCCAAGAGGACGTTGCATGACCGCGCCAGTGGCCAGCGGGCCTTGGAATGGTCCTGGTTTGGCGGGTGTAAATGAGCGTTTTAGGCCAATGGCACCAACTACGGAAAAACCAACTGTTTGAATACCTTCGGAAACCAAACTGGTAATTTTGTCCGGGTCTTGCTGGTCCTTTGGTTTGCCGAGTTCATCGCCCAAAGCCGTAGCAATTTGGGGTGTGTCACTCATCATTTTGGCGGTGAAGCCGGCGAGAATTAACTTTTGAGCGGCGGCAGGCAGGTTGCCAATGGCCAGCATGGGCGCGGTGCCTGCGATACCTTGGGAAATTTTGCCGACCGTTGCCCAAGTCGGAGCGTCCGCCGAAGCCTCTTTCAATTTCTCATCAATTGGAAGCGGTTCACCCAAGGCAGCAGCAGCCAGGTTATGAAGCTCGTAGTATGGCTCGCTGCCAGCTTTGGTTTCAGCCACGTCCGCTGGAATAGCGCGGGCAACATTCCCGGCATAGGACAGTGCCCGGTTGACTTGTTTTCCACCTGGAATAGCTTCGATAATTGCGCCGGGTGCAGCGGTGGCGGCACGATACACGTTGGCGGCAGATTCATCCGAACCGCCCCGGCCCGAAACGATGTCCGTTGGCGTCATGGACAGGTCACGGCTGGGATCAGTTGTGCCGGTGGCCAAGTAGGACTTTTGGTACGGGTCGAGTTGGACTTTGGACGTATCGAAACGCGGCGCGGGCGGGGCAGCTTTGGCGTAAAGTTCCCACGGTTTTTTCGCAGCAAACATTTCCCAAGGCTTTTGGGTCGCCTCGTCGTCGCCAGTGGCCACGGGGGGCGCGATGTCCATTGTGTCGGCCATAGTTATTGTGAGGCGGGCACCGCTTCCCAATTTTTCGGGTCGGTCAGTTCGCCGCCTTTGAATGTATAACCATTCACCACGTCACCGGCTTTCGGCAAGTTGGACGCGGATGCGGCGGCAGGCGCAGCGGGCGCGGGCGCAGGTTGCGCGGCCCGGAAAGCAGAGGCAGGGTCGGTGCCGACAGGAACTTTGACACTTTCGGTCAGTTGCGTTTTTTCTGTACCGCGTTTGTAGGGTGTGCCGGGTGTAATCCCCGTGGTGATACCAAGCCGGGAGAGCAACCCAATTTGGGAAGTTGTAGCCGGTTTGGACGCAACGGCATCACTTGTGGAATGCCGGGTCATGGTTTCTTCTGGTCCCGGTTTGGAAACACCACTGGCAAGGCCCGGCTCCCAGGCGCGCGGGTATTTTGCCAACGCTTCGGCGGGCGACATGCCACCGGCAATGGACATTGCGTAATTCTGGCGGTCGGCCAAAGTGCTGGCCTTGTCCTGTGTGGCCTGTTGCAATTTTTGCGATTCAAGGTTGAGCCGGTTTTTGGCGATGCCAAGGGTTGCCTGATGATAGGCTTGAGCTACTGCCGCCTGGGTTTGTGAGCGTTGGAAATTGGCGACCAATGTTTCGCGGCGGATTTGCGCTTCCATCGCGGCCTGCCGTTCCGAAGCGTCGAGCCGTTGCTGTTCCATGCCAAGTTGGGCGTTGGCTTGTGCGGTGTGCTGGGCCAATTCTTGACGTTGCAAGTTGACTCGTGCGCCTTCGGCGGCGGCTTGGCCGAATTGGGCCGGTGTTACATCCAACCAACTAGGAATTGTAGGCATAGGTTTTACTGTGAGGCGTTGCCGCTATCGCTGCTGCCGGCTCCTACATCCATGAAATAGGTCGGGTCCAAACCGCCACTAACGAGGAAGTCGTAATAGTTTTGGTCGAAGCCGGTGGCGTCCCCGCCCGTGGCTGTGTCAGTACCAAAACCGGGAAGGCCGACACCATTTGCAGGAGCATGGCCGGGACCGACCTGGCCGGCATAGTACCAAGGATCGGACTGATAAGGACTGCCGGGTGTGGTAGCCGTGCCAGTCGCACCAGTCGTTGCACCGTAAGTACCAACCACGCCCATATTTTGGGCGGCACTCGGCACGGCAGACATGGACTTCGGGCCACCCCCGCCGTAGGATATTCCACCTCCCCCGCCAGCAGCCAGTTTTTCCATAGTTCCAGCGGCAGCGGTTGGATCAGGCGCGGCAGCCATGATTGCATTTTGCAAAGCGATGTCGTTAATCAGATTCGGACTAAGCTGGGTGCTGCCCAAGCCGGCCAGAATGTTCTGATAATCTTTGAGGCCGGTTTGTTGCAACTGCAAAGCGGACAGTCCAAGGCTTTCGAGGCCGTAATTTTTTTGAAAGCCACTGCCGGGCATCCCGCTTTGGACGCCGAAAGAGGCGGCGGCATCCTGAATGGCTCCAATCGTGCCGCTGGGAAGCTGGCCGGCGAGTTCGCTGCCCACGACCTGCCCGGCCTGGCCTGTGAGTGTGGGCAGATTGGGCAATACGCCTCCGACTTGAGAATAAATAGAGGGCGGAAGTCCAAGCGGGCCGGGCACTGCACCGGCAGCAGCACCAGAGCCAAATTGGGGGGCCGGATTGATGTTGTAATTTGCGAGTGAGGGGATGGTAGGCATAGGTCACATAAAACCGCCGGTCACACGGGACAGTGAGGCGTTCCCGAAGGGCCGGAAATCAGTGGTAAATTGTTCAATGGGGAAACGGTCGCGCATCTGGTAATTCAATTCCCGGAAAGCATTCGCTTCGGATGCCGTCGCGCCGGGAAAATCGCCCGCTTCTTTTTGTTTGATGGCCATAACCATGTCGCGGATGGCGTCCTCATTCTCGATCAACACGAGGTCATCGGGATTGACGAGCGGAACGTAACCCAGCTTGACCAGGGCGGTGATACGGGTAAAAGCGCAGCACGCCCCGTGAGGGCGGAAACCATGCAACCGGCTGTGCAGGTATTGCGGGGAAGTTTCAGCGGGTGAATAGCTGCACAAGTCCAACAGGAGCGGGGAAGTGCCGGACAATGAAACACCGTCCCACTGATAGCCGCGAACCTGGCCGAAGGTGATGGGTTTAAGCACGCGGGTAACTTTGCGCACGAGCATGGGCGTTTGAACGTAGGGCGTGGTCAAGGTGAGTTCGACGCCATCCTGCCAGGTGCCGTCACCATGTACGGTGCGAATGACCAGACCGTTGGCATCAATCCCGAAAATCGTAATCACCTTTCCGCCATCGGCGGGGTTATCAATAAAAAATTGCAGATACATGCCGGCGTTGCAGGCGATGGGATTAAAGACTGGAATGGTCCCGTCCATTTCAGCGGTGATGTTGCCGCCGTGCCCGTGCTGAAAATAGTCACAGGCCCAGCCAATGTTGGAAGAATCCCAAGGCAGGAAACGATACCAGCGGTTAGCCAGTTCGGTATGGCGGTTCCCGGCGTTGACGGCCAGAACGGTGGCAACATAGCGCGGCCAGACAATGCAGTGGTCGGTAACACAACCTTCCATTGGTTGAACGGTCGCCCACCAGTTGCCACGGTTCAGCAATTGCCGAATGGCGGCATTGACGAGAGAGGCGAATTCCGGGCTGGTAGGCGGGGCCGACGCGATTTCCAGAATGCGCGAAGTTTGGAGGTCGCCGAAAGTTAAGAGCATAATATCATACAAGAGTAATGTCGTTTGCTGGTTTACGGAATGGTGATTATGTATCCCCCCGCCAAAAGTGTTCCATTGATGACGTTGGACTGGATTCCCAGCGAGTCCTGATAATAAATCAGTTCCGCCCCCGGAGTGTTGAACGTGTCCCCCAAACTGCCGAATGAAGCGGTCATTACTCCCGGCATGACATAGGTACAAATCATGTTATAGCCATTTGAATCGGTTCCCCCGGTAATATCTTCAATGTACAATTTCCCGATTATGCCTGGTAAAAATCCAGAACCCGTGATGGTAACAACGTCTTTGGTGAGGTCGAAGTAGGTCGGATAAATGCTGTCAATAGTATAGGTGGTGGCCACGTCCACTATGTCTGACCGTCCGGCCAAGAGGACTCCATTTCTGACATCACTGATTTGTTGGACGATTCTCAGGGCCGAACCTGCATCTACGGCAGTATGGGCATACGAATTAAGGGCGGTGCTTAATCCGATATTAACGACTTTGGGAGCGCCAACGGCAATCTGCATTGAGACGATGTCGGCAACATGAATCTCCGTGGTATCAGTACCATTGGAGAAAATGACGGATGGTTCCAGTTTTACACTCATGGGGTGACGGGTGGGGCACGTTGCGGTTCGGGGATGACATCGGCGATAAAGCGTGCGCCCAAGAAGCGGCACGGGCCGGTCATTACCAGTTTGAATTGAAAATTGTAGCCTTCCCGCAACGGGCGGTTGTTCACGGTATCGAACACGTTTCCGTCTGGTGAGGGCAGGCCGACGCGCGGGCGGAAGCCGGGATCAGTGTTGGGAGTGTAGGTTTGGGTCCAAGAATACCACGGCACCCAATTGGGCCATTGGTCGGGCTTGTAAAAGGCTTGGAACTGGACCGGGCCGATGATGCTGTCTAAATAAAATTCGGCGTAATCGAGGCGCTTGTAATTATGCTGTCCACTTTTGCGGTCGCCGAAGTCCAGCATGGGCGACTCAAAGTAAGAGGTGATGGGAGTTGTGCCGTCATCATAGCTGGCGGCCCCGCTGGGAAGAATTTCGTGCAATTCAATTTGGGTCAGGTCAGTGCTGAGACAGAGGGCGAAGCAACGCTGCACGCCGTTGAAGTAACACGCCGATCCGTCAGGAGCCGACACGAGCTTGAGCACATTCAAGCCGGTCCATTCTCCATCCCAAGCCGATTGCTGTTTTTCCCGCAAGCTGCTAAGAGGGTCAAAATTCAGGGCCAAGATGGACGTGTAGCAAACACCGCGCGGACTTTGCACAGGCATGGCCGCGAGTAAATAGCGATTGTCAAAAACCGTGGAACTATCAAAGCCCAACAGTGATTGGTTTTCGAGGTCCAGCACGCGCTGCATTTCCCGGCTGATCGGAGTATTCCCCCAGCGGTTGAAATCGAGCCGGGCCATAAGCAGGGACCGCAAATTGCCATCGGAGGAACGGAACAACAGATCGCCGTTGGCGGGGGAAACGGCGTCTTGACTGGTGCCGCCACCGCCTTTCAGGGATTCGACAAGAATGGGATTGGTCAAACTTTGCCAAGTGGTGCGGTCCACGGGCGCTTGGCAGGCAAAAATGTTTTGACTGGTGAACACCTGTAATGGTCCCTGTCCGAGCGAGGCATCCAGCAGGGAAACAAATTGCATGGCCTTGATGTCGCCAACAGAGCCGGGCACGCGGAAGGTGCCACCGCCCGCCAGGTACTCGTTTTCCGAAATATAAAGAACGGAATCACGGAAGTTGTTTTGGATCGAACCACTTTGACCGCCGACGATGTCACCCGCCAGAAAACTGAGGCCGTCCGGCAGGGAAAGCCAGACGCGGCCCATGCCATAAGTACCCATGCGTCCGGTCGGCAGTTGGGGAATGGAAAGTATATCGGTCGGCGCGGTAACGGTGTTCAAGGGTGTGTCGTTGACGTTTTGCACCGTAATAACATTGCCCGATGGCGATGGCGGAACGGCGATGATGGAATAGAGAAATCCGCCAACGGTGACGAGCAAGTTGTCTGCGCCGGTATAAGCGGCGGTAAGATGAGCGGTGGCGGTAACGCCCGTGGACGGTACAGTGAACGGTTGCGACAAAGTACCAACTGTTTGCACCGGGTAACTCGTGCCGTTCTGGTAAAACGCTTCGTACTGCGAAGGAACTGGCGTCAACCAATTATTCGGGATGGTTTGAACGTTGGTCAGTGCGATGAAAGGGTTGGAGTCGTAGGGCAGCGCCACGATTCTGAGATAGGACGTGTCATATACGACAGCATTTGAATCCACCCAACCTATCACCTGAAACAGAACCCCATTCCATAGTATTTGAGCGCCGCTTGCGCCGTAGGCTCCGGTGTAACTTCCGGTTATGGGTATGTGGAGTTGGCCGCTTTTGGCCGGGAGTGAGTGACCGGATGTATTGTAATAAAAATTGCTCGGCAAGCCCGACGTGTTGCCGGTATAAAAGACAACGTTAGGATTGTAGAGAATTTTTGTGCCAATCGGCCAGGGCGAACTGGTTCCGGGGTCGGCATAATTGGTGAGATTGGCCTGATAATCAAAGCCAGAGGGCGCAAGGGTTTGATAGGTGGCATCACCAATTAAAACGGTCTGTCCATAGTTGCCACCAAAGTTGCTGGCCAAAGTGACGGCGACGGTTGATCCAACGGAAGGAACAATGAAATTAAGCGCTACAACTCCCAAGAGGGTTTGCAAACCATTGTTGGACCGGAAGGTGTTCGTGCCGTCAAAAAAAACTGGCGCGCTGATGCCGTCATTCCAGATCAAATAATTTTCAGCTTCAAACAGCCAGGCTTGCGAGACACCAGCGGGGTTGGGATCGCCGGGAATGGTCCGGTCGGTTACAGTGGCATTGCCTGATTGGTCGGGGGTGATTTGAAACAAACGGCCAGCGACAGCGGCCATGATGGATTCCGGGCCGGCATCGGGTTTGTAATAACTGACGCCTTGAAACAGGCCGGTTTGAAAATTGATTGCCGTGTGCGTGTCGGCATAGGAAAGGGCGATGGTCTGAAAGGCGGGGCGCGGGTTAAAGAAGTCGCTCCGAATGGTGCCGTTCCCGGCGTAAGCCAGTTGGCCCTTGGGAAGCAATAGCGGGTCAATGCCGCTGTTCATTCCTTGCGGAAAAGACGCTAGAAAATCGGAAACTTCTTTGGTTTTTTCAGCCACACTATCCAATGATGTGATACATCACGACATCAACGCAGGAACTTAAAGTAACGTTGCCATCGGTGATGGCAGTGATGATGAATGACCCCGGCGTGCCCGGTGTGATGGAAGTGATTTTGTAACCCCCCCAAGACGTGCGGTGCGCGGCAGTGGCATCGGGAGTTTGGAGCGTGACAACAATCATGCTGTTGGCGGTGATGTTTTTGGTGCTGACCGTGAACGTGCCGCTGCTTAGTGTGGCAGCCCCAGCTTGAACGGGTAGCGCGGTCAACAGAGCCGCATAGGTCGTTACTCCTGTTCCGCCCTGGCTCACGCTCAACGGTGTGGACAGGGCGTTGAGCGAAGTAATGTCGCTGTTGGTTCCGCTGGCGGCGGCTCCGAGATTAGAGCGGGCAGTTGAGGCGGTCGCGGCTCCGGTCCCGCCGTTGGCTACGGTGGTCGGATAAGTAATCGCCGCTTGAATACCACCCGGCGTAACCACAGCCCCGGAAGCGATGATTACAGCCGGCGCGGAATCCCCGGTATATTCCAAAAACTTCAACGAGACAGATGTGAACGGCGACACCGGGGCCGACGCCACCTGAAATGTGCCAAGATTAGTGCCGTCACTGATGAAAATTATTTGGCCAACGGCCATCCACTGACAATTGGCCACGGCAACAATGACGGTGCTATTTTGTGCCGGCAGGGTGGTTGCCGTGGTTGTGGTGGTAAATGCGTTCTGACCTGACGTGCCTGGAACATTGACGGCAGGGACAGAGGGACAAGGCGTACAACAATCGCTCAAAGTGCTCATAATGCGTTAAATTTAACGTTACCGTTGAAAAGCTGGTTGTCTAGGGGCAGAGTGAAAGGGGTGAATAAAAAACAACTGACAATCGGCGGGCACTGTTTCATCCGCCGTCCTGAAACATCGTTCAGCGGCACAGTGTTTGAACTGCGTGCAGGCTGGGCGCGCGTAGTCGGCAAGGGCAGCATCGCGGATACCCACTTCAACGAGTGGTTTCCTATCAAATCCAAATGCTGCAACGTCGAACCTGCCTCCTAAAATGATTTACAAGGATCAATACGGCCAGAAATGGCCGCGCAAACCTGATGCCCTTCAAGTCGAGTTCAACATGATTCGGCGCAAGTGGAAAGAGCACCTGACCGGACAGGATGCCACCGCTGATTTGCTCAAACATTATCTGAACGCGCGCAAACTGGTCTGGCCCGACCGTTACTGTCACCGCTGGTCGGAACTGATTTACCGGGAAATCATCAAGAACAGCATCACGATTTTAATGGGCGCGGCCAGCAGCCAGAAAACGAGCCACGCGAGCGAGTTCAGTCTGATTGATTACTGGTGCTACCCGGACGAAACGGCGGTCCTGGTCAGCAGCACAACCAAGGACAAGCTCGAAGATGCCGTTTGGGGTGAAATGAAAAGTTTGTGGAAAGCGGGCCGGAAAAATTACTCATGGCTGGCGGGACACCTGATTGAATACAAACAGCGCATTGCCACTGACGACCGCGCGGCGGACAGTGAGGATGCGCGTGACTTGCGCAAGGGGATTTTTTGCAAAGCCTGTTATGTAGGCAAGCAATGGGTGGGGCTGGGCAACTTCGCGGGCATCAAACAAAAACGGTTTCGTTTCCAGTGTGACGAATTGCAGTTCATGGCCCCAACCTTCCTTGGCTGTCTGCCGAACATGCGGAGCAACACGGGCGCGGGCGGTTTGAAGGTGGTTGGTTCCGGCAATCCGCGCCATGATCCCAATGACCAGCTTGGAATAGTGGCCGAACCGTTGGACGGTTGGCCTCAAGTGGATGGTCTGGAAAAAACTACCGTTTGGCCGATCAAACTCATGGGCGGCGCGTGTGTGAACCTGATTGGTTTGGACAGTCCAAACTTTGACCAGGCACAAGACCTTTACCGGGGATTGATTGGGCACGAGTACGAAAAAATCATCGCGCATGATTACGGAAAGAATTCGCCTGAATATGAGACGCAAATTATGGGCCGGATGCGGATTGGTCTGGAACATTCGCGCGTCATCACCCGGCAATTGTGCCGGCTGCACCGTGCCCATGACCAAGCGGTGTGGTCCGGCAAGCCGCGCACGCGGATTTACTCGGTGGACCCGGCCTACGGCGGTGGGGACCGCTGCGTAGGCGGATGGATTGAATTTGGCGAGGGCGTAGAGGGCACGCAAATTTTGCGCGTGAATCCACCGCGCACCTTGAAAATTGTTGTGAACCCGAACAACCCGCCAGAGGATCAGATTGCCGACCTGGTCAAAACGGACTTGGACCAATACGGCATCCCGCCTGAAAATTGTTTTTATGATTCATTCGGCAAGGGCACGGTCGGTTTTGCCTTTGCGCGCAAGTTCGGATCAAATTCGCCCGTGCCGGTGGATGCCGGCGCGCGGACGACACAACGCCCGGTACGGTTTGATTTGTGGGTCACAGAAAAGGATGGCCGTCGCCGGCTCAAGCGGTGCGAGGAACACTATTCCAAGTTCATTACCGAAATGTGGTTCTCGGTGCGCGAGACGATTGAGAGCGAACAAATGCGCGAACTGCCAGAGGACGTGATGGCCGAAGGGTGCTGGCGCGAGTACCAGACCGTGGCCGGCGACAAGATTGAAGTCGAGCCGAAGGATGATTTGAAGGAACGCATGGGCAAGTCCCCGGACCTGTTCGACTGGCTGGCGATTGCCCTCGAAGGCGCGCGGCGGCACGGCTTCAAAATTAAACGGCTTGGCGCAGACGTGCCCGTTGAGAATTCAACCTGGGACTGGTTTATGAAGCACCAGGACAAGCTTGGGCAACAGCGCCGCCAACACGAGTTGGTGTTTGGGGGTTAGAACATTTATGCTGTCTGGCACGATGGCGGTTCAGCAGCTTTTGGCCAGCCACCGGGCGGCACGGGCGCGGCGGGTGAACCGGCCATTGTCGGTACGGGCGCTGCGAGTGTTACAGGATTGATGGAAAATTCATAGACGTTGCTCCATGCACTGTCTTTGTCGTAGTGACCGCTGGTTTTTACCTGGATAGCTCCGGGTGGAACTATCGGGGCGTCTTTGCCAGCGTCCACGAACAGTGCAACCGTGTCCTTTAACGGTTGTGGTAGATAGTCAGCCGCAAGGACGGCGGCTTTAACGTCGGCAGGTTTTCCAATTATGTTGATGTTCCAACTCATAGGTTTTATTTGGTTTGTTTTTTTACGATGCAGTTGATTTCGTTTTCGTGAATCATTGATAGTTCCTTGCCGTCCACCTTGATTTTGCTGGCGGTGTATTCGTTGAACACGACTTCATCACCCACCTTGACGGTCATGGGAATGCACACGCCATATTCAGTTACGCGGCCCGGTCCCACGGCAACAACAATGCCTTGGGTGCCTTTTTCCCGTGAGCGGTCGGGTATGATGATGCCGCCGATTTTGTCCGGGCCGGTGATAGGCTCAATGATGACCCGGTCAGTCAGTGGAATCAGGTTTTGGTAATTGGATGACATTGGCTGGTGTGGCGGGACTGGCTGGTGAGGCTGGTTTTGAGTTTTGAGATTTCACGATGGTATCGGCGGTAGCAGCAACAGCATCTTCCTTGGCCATGCGGTTGGCCTGTTTGATGGAATTGAGCACGTCGCTTTGCAACCCGCCCAGCACGCAATAGACGATGGCCGGATGCACGCCGGCATTGGCGGCGTCGGTGACGGCCTCAATGACGGTCTTTTGGAATTTCTCGGTGGGGTTTTTCATAGTTATCCATTGCCTGCGGCAAGGCGATCAAACGCTTCATCCACCTCGGCGTAGGTTGTGGGCGGGCCTTTCTTGCCGGCTTGTTCGACCTTGTGTGCCTGGCCCCGGCCCGGTTCAGACTTTTCGTAGCCAGCCAGTTTATCCTGGAATTCTTTCTTCGCGTCATCGCTCTGTTTCAGCCGGAATACGAGACGGTCATAGGCGGCGGCACGATTGCGAACGGCACTGTGCAGCAGGGTCATTTCCGATTGCGGCAACCGGCCATTGACGAGCTTGGCCTGAATGGATTGCGGCAATTTTGAAAACTCTGACGGGTCAAGGACGCCAAAGGCCAGATCGGTCAACCGGATGCCTTGTTCCAAGAGCGCGTTACCCTTCGGGTCGGCGGCGTCCGGCGCGAAATACTGCGGATATTTTTCAGCGGCATGAGCATTGGCGGAATGCCAGCGTTCGCTGATTTCCTTGTGCTGTTTGGTCAGCCCTTCCCGGATTTGAATTTCGCGTTCGCCGCCTTGCTTGCGGAAATCGTCCACGGCGGCACGCATCTGGCCGTGCAGGTCAAGCACCTTGTCGCGCAGAACGGTTACGCGCGCGGCGCTGTGTCCAAAGTGTTCGGCGATGAAGGTGTTGGCGGCTTCCTCGTCCTGAATGGCCATGAGCGCGTCCCAATCAGCCTCAGTGCCCTTGCGCGATTTGCCCGGTTCAATGACGCCCCCGAATTCATCCGTTTTGTCGGGGTCTTTGAACGTCAAGGCGGCGGTAACTTTCTGTCCTTGCTCGTAGGCTTTGAGGAAAGGTTGCTGGTACTTGTCCTTGTATTCCTGGCTGCGTTCGTAGTTGGCGAACTTGAGTTCGGTTTCGAGTTCGGCGCGGGTTTTGTTCCATTCCTCGCGGGACTTTAACAGTTGTTCCTTTTCCGGGTCGGGCTTGGGCTTGGCGGCGTCGGCAACCAATTTTTCATATTTGCCTTTCCAGTCAGCAGCTTCGGTGCGGGTACGGTCAAGTTCTTCGCGCAGTGTGGCTGCTTTTACTTTGGTTGATGGCGCGGTTTCGCCGGGTGGTTTTGTTTCTGGCGCGGGCTTGGTTTCGCCGGGCGGTTTTGTCTCGGCGGCGGGCTTGGTTTCCGGGGCGGCTTTTTCTTCATCTGCCGTTTTGGTTTCAGGTGCCGGTTTTTCGTCAGGCGGCACGGCAACCAGGGCATCAAAGCCGGCAAAGGCTTCATTCAGGTTGGGCGTGGACCGGGTCGAGGTATCGGCGGCAGGTGCGGCAGGCGTCGGTAAAGTAGCGGCTTCGGGCATAAATTATTTGAGTTTTTTGAAGGTCAAAATACACTTGTTACGCAACAGGTTTTTTATTGGTTCTCCATTGTTGTTGCCTAACTTTTCCAATTCGACATGAGCAAGGCCATGAGTCTCATTCCCGATTTCGACGAGAGATTTCAACAGCATAGGAATACCACTAGGGCATACATCAAAGCACAAAATCGGGCTTTTGAATTGGTCGGGCATTCGGGCCATAATCAAACTTTGTGGTCTAGTTGGTTGGTTGGCGGTGGCGTGGTGGTCACGGTGGACGTGTTCAGGTTTTCCAGAATGCGCCGGAAACTGTCCGCGCCTTCCTTGCGCCAGCGGTTCGCGGCGGCGGTGGTAACATCGCCGGCAATGACGAGGGACAGGTCATGCTCCCGCGAAGCCGCGTCCAGTGCGGCCTGCATTTGGTCGCCACCGATCAAATCGTTGTAACCTTTGGTCAGGGACCGATTGGCGCGAAAATTGTCACGGGGCGTCATACGGGTACTGGCGGGGTCAGGAAATTTTCATCAACGCCGTGCTGAATAATGGGGGACAGTCCCGCAAGCAGGGCTTCAAGGGTTTTAGCTTTCCAGCTTTGTTCCAGAATTTTGTCCAAATTGAAAGGTGGGGAATCAGCCCCTTCCGCGACCAACTTGAAGTCAACAATCCAAGGGTCATCATCGGTTGGGATGGGGACGTATTGAATTTCAACTTTGATTTTGGACAACACGTTCTTCATAGAAATTTGGGCCGGCTGCCACCGCCTTTTTTCTTGCGCGGGCGATGGACCTTGAGTTTGCGGTCGTAAACCGGCTCTTGGCTCACCAGCTTTTGGAGATGGCTGCAACTGCCGCAACTTTGCGGATTGCCTGGGGTTGCGTTGTTCATTTGCGCGATGTTCCGGTTGAGGTTTTGCCCGCACGTCCGCCACGTCCTATCCGCGTGCTTCCGCGCTTGCCGCCCATTTTGTCCGGGCCTTTAACCTTCGTGTTCCGCAAGTTCTGATTGTCGGCATGGGTGCGGATCGCCTTGGACAAAATCTTTTGCATGGCGAAGGGTGCAACCGGAATCCCGGCAGGCCGGGGCAGAAATGAGGGCAAAGCTGGCGTGATGACGGTGGCTGTTTCGTTCATACTTTATCGTTAATACACAAGCATTGGACCCGAAGTTTGTCAAATGGCTTGACATGATGGTGGTGAGATTGGCAGGGTGCTTACTGAATTTATGACGTACCCGATTTTCTAAATATGGGCGAATTTGAACTATGTCATTGCGGGAAACCGTTGCATTACCTTAATCCGAAGGTCGAGGCGCTGGTTCGCGCGATGGTCCAAGAATTGGGGCCGACCGTGCCGGTGGTAGTGGACGATCATACTTGGCTGGTGCCGCGCCATTTTATTGCACTGCACGGTTTGAGGGCACAGGATTTGCCCGCGCTCGGTTTTCAAGAACTGAAAAAATGTCCGAAGTAAAAAACGTCAAAACCACCACCTATGAAAACAATAAAAAAAGCCAAACAGCAACAATCCTTAGCAATCGCGCGGCGGACCAAACTTCCAGCACTGGCAACGTTCACGCCAATTGGCCCATTCTACGGGATGACTGTTCCTGATGGAGAAATACAAATGGCACGCGGATTGTGCGCAGGGAAAGCTATTGTCATGTTGAAAACGCACCACAACAAAACCGGGAATGTTCACGCCTTGGGGTTCAGTATTCCATCGTTGATGGTTATGATTGCACTGGCGGCGCGCATGATGCCTTTCAACGTCATTCTGCCCATGCCACAAGAGCCAGAAAAAAAAGCGAGCAAAGCCAAAGCCAAAAAGAAAAAATAATGACTTTGGGCAAATACAAACTTGATGCCCACGGCGAACCAATACCAGAGCCGGACCTGCTGACTTGGGCGGCATGGCTTGAAACCGCTGACCGGCACGTTGCCTTGGACATAATTGGCACGACCCGCATTTCGACTGTATTTCTCGGTCTGGACCATAACTTTTCCGACCAAGGCGATCCCATCTTGTGGGAAACAATGGTGTTCAATGGACCCTGCAATCAGGAACAGCACCGTTGCGGTGGTTCCCGCGAACAAGCCGAGGCCATGCACGCGCGCGTGCTGGCCGAAGTTCAGGCCGAAATGGGCGTTAATGTTGAAACCGGCAACCCAAGTTGATTATGGACGAATGGATTGATCCTTGTGAAATAGCCAGACGTAAACATGAGGCGGCTTGCAAAAAGTTTATTGGCCAACTGACCAAAAACATTCGCATGACACAAATGTTTTACCTCGCGGAAATGTTGTTGTGCGCCGTCAACGCTGGCTTGGGGCTGCACGATCTCATCTTGGCTTGGGTAGAGAATTTTCTATGGTTGGGGTTGTTTATGTTTTTCTGTCAGGCCAGTGCCGCTGTGTTTTTAGGATGGTGGGGATTGCGTAGTCGTCGCCGTGTGCGCACCTTGCGCGCCTTGCGCAAGAACATGGTCGGGGTGATGAAGGCCAAAACTCCAATTCAGGTCGAGCATTACATGGCCCAAGGCAACACTGCGATGCGAAACTTAATCGCCAACCGATGAAATTCAGACCCCAACGCGCGGGGTTGGATGAATCCATGCTTGAAGTGGTAGAATTGGCTCCCACGCTTCAAGCTTTGGCCATTCATTTAGGAATCAAAGACGAAAGGCGGATCAGTGTGGAACGCTATTGCTACGACTCCCGAATCAAATGGGATACTTATGTTGTCACGGTTGACGGGCAAGGGGTAGGGTTCACAGATGGTCCGGTTGATTCAATCGCCAACCGTTGACGCTTCGAGGACGATTTCGGGCGGGGGAATTTCCTCGTCGGTGAACTTGATCCCGGCTTCTTCTTCGGCGGTGATTTCGCGCAGGATGTCGGCCAAGGCTTCAACGCTGGCTTCGGCTCCATCCGGCAACAGGTCGGCCTGTTCGTTCATCGTGCGGGCAACTTCGGTAGGGGTGTCGCCGATGGCCACGAGCCAGCCGATTTCCTCGATGGGCGGGCCGTCCGAAGGAAACCAGATTTTGCCGTCCAGTTCGCAACAGTCAGAAACTTTCAGCCAGGATTTAAGTTCGTCCGGGATGATGAACGAGGCCCAAGCGTCCGTTTCGCCCTTGATTTTGACCATGCACTCGGCGGAATACTTGTAGCCGTAATCAATTTCGACAAGCTCGCCGTTCGCGCCGTGGTACAGGACTTCGGGCAAGTTTTTGGCACTCAGGAAAGAGGCGGTTGAAGGCAGTCCACCGCGCGTGGTGGCGTCAATAAAGTAGGATTCATCGTCGGTGACTCGGACTTCCATTGACCACTGACAGCTATAACCAGTTTGGGCGAGAAACGGCGAGAACGCATCCATGATATGGGTAAGTTCGTCGGGCATTTCCCGTTTGGCGGTGACGGCGGCAAAGTAGGCTTCATCTTTTTTCTCAATTCCGTGCAGCATGTTTGCCGGCCATTGGCCATGAACGCAATAAGTATCGCCGCCAATTTCGAGTTTGGTTTTTATTTCATCAAACACGAGAAACGGGACGTGTTCCTTCAACCCGCCCAACTGCACGGCCCACACGTCGAGTTTTTCGGCATCTTCTTCCCAACTGCGCCAGTGTTTGGTTTCCCACGAGCCGCGCCACATGGAAACCTTGATGTATTGGTCTTTTTTGTCTTTGAGATATTCGGCCAAAGCGGACAGTCCGCGAATGAGTTTGTAAGGCGGTACGGCCAAGCCAAGCTCACCAAGTTTTTTCAAAAAGAATTCGCGGTCAAGTTCCAGCTTCATCCCGGCCCCGGCACCCCAAACCCGGCAACCTTGCTGGCGTAATTCAGCCTGCAACCCGCCGTGGTACAGGTCCGGGAACACAAACAGGTCAATGCTCTTTTTGAGCACCCAAAAATCATTGCACCGGATGATGTCCCCGAAACCGGCACCGATAATGCCTTCATTCAGGGTGGGATAACCCTTTTCCCAAGGTGTGTAGTAGAGCACCCGGCCAAAGGACTCGGCCAGCCGGCGAGCGAGCGGCAAAAAAAAG